CTAACCCACCTTGGCGATCTTCCGGCTGAGTCGCCTTCCGCCGATGCGAGGGATCAACGGAGTAGCCAAGGACGACACGGCCTTCTCCCTGTACGGCTCCAGTAGTCGGTTCATCAGCGGCACACTTGAGCGCCGCGGAAGGCCGAATTCCGACCAGAGCCGCTCCAACTCGGCCCGCTGCATTAGCGCCGTCTCCCAGCGCTGCTGCTGCGTCTCCACCACGCTGTCCCGCATCAGGTCGGTGCCATGCGTGTAGTGATCCCGCATCAGCGCCTTGACCCGCTCGTGGTCTTGGACGTAGTGCCCCATTCGCTCATCCCGGATGATGTCTGGAATGCGGTCCTCGGCCATCCACGTCTGCTGCGTGTGCCGCAGCCAGTGCGTCGTCAAGCCCTTCCGGATCGGCAGCCACACCGCCACGGGAGTATCGGGCGACAGGCGCTTGTGCGCCCGGCCGCGCTCGATGATCGGTGGAACCTCGAAGGGCCCCCCTTCGGCAACTGGCCACGGATCCACAGGCACACCGGGCCAGCCCTGCGACAGGTCGACCATGACCGGCAGGGAAGGCTTCGGATTCTTGCCGCCTCTCCCTGGCCACCAGCCATCCGCAGCGGGGCGGATGAAGCGCCGGCCGAAGTTGCTGCGGCGCGGATGCCCTCCATCGGGGCCGAGGAGCAGATAGTCGCGGCCCGTGCACCACTCTGGCTCACCCGGCTTGCGGTCCCGCGGCTTACACGTACAGCGCCGCGGCTTGATGTCAGCCAAGAGGTCGAGCAGGAACGGCGGCAGATCCAGCTCGCGCAGCGACCCGTCCTTCGGGATGCCGCGATAGAAGCCGTTCAACTCATACAGCTTCCGCGCGATGTCGAGCTGGCCCTCGTCCGTCAGGTAGTCAGGTCCCAGAGCCAGGGCCTCGCCCCATCGCACGCCGCCGAACGCGTACAGCAGCTCCAGGACGAGATCGTCGTCCTGGCCGCTGATTGCGGCCAGCCGTTCGGCGTAGAGGATCACCTCCAAGGGGGTGGGGACGTCCTTGGCCTTCTGCTTGGCCTGGGCTTGCTCCACCCGCCGCACCCCGCGCCGGCCCTTGGCCTTCTCCTTCACAGCCGGGTTGAACTGGATGCGGTGAGGGATGGCGGCGTTCAGGCACGTTGCCAGGGTGATGCGGGCGTCCTTCGCGGTACGGGGCGCGTACTCATGGACCTTGACGATGTCCTTCTCCCACGCATCGATCTCTTCTCGGGAGTGGGCGACAGCGGCGAGGCTGCGCCCTTGGAACGTGGGGAGGATGTGGTGTTCGAGGTAGTACCGGTAGTTGGTCATGGTCGACGGCTCAAGGTCGAGCGAGGCGTACCAGAGGTTGACGTAGTCCTCGAAGAGGATCTGTCCGGCCTTCGGATCCACGTACCGGTTGGCGCGGATGGATGACTCCTGGTCCTGCCAGAACTTGTCCGCGGACTTCTTGGTGAGGAAGCCGGACATGGATTCGACCTTGCCGGATGGAGCGTGCCAGCGGGCACGCCAGAATCCGCCGCGCTTCTCGGACCAGCCCATAGGGGAGCTCCTTGTGGGGGATTGCGAGGGATGGGTGTCGTCTAGGAAATCACGCACAGATCGAGGAGCGGGTCCAGATCCACGTGAAGGGTGCAATCCTGCGTCGACACCGTGGAAGGCGCCTCCGTGGAGGCGGAGGGTGGGGCGTGTGTCTCTGTGGAGCTTGTAGGTGTGTGTCTGGGTGGAGCCTCTGTTCGCCGAGGACGCGGATCCGAAGGCGTCAGCGATTCGGCGGGGGCGGTCCGTTCCAGGGTGGGCGTGCTGCTGTTGCTTGGCCGACGAGGAGACTTAGCAGGCGATGGGTGTGAGGTTCTGGCCGGCGGGGTTGGCGGGGAAGGAATTCCTTCCTTCGATGCCTGCTGAGGGTGCGGCGTGTGGGGAGATCGGGCGGGCTTGTGGGATGGGCTGGCATAGGACGGTGGATAGGGGGTGGGCGTGACCATGACGGTCACGCTCGGTTGAGACCCGACCTCGTGGGGCTCTTCCTTCTTGAAGACAGGAGGAAGCCCTGTGGCCAGCACCGCGCCCGAGGTAGCGGCCACGATCGACGTCACTAGCTGGTGTTGGCGGATCCACTTGGTGTGCCCGATGACCCACCCCACGAGGAGAGGAATCAAAGTGCGAAGGCGGAGTTCGACGTAGGTGCCGCGCAGGTCTTGCTCGTTGGAGTTCAGGATGACGACTGCGTCTTCGTCTTCCTGGAGGGGAATTGCGACGGCGGCGAGTTCGGACGGAAGGTCCAGCCGTAATGGAATGGAACGAATTTCATCGCTCACTCCGGACCTCCCTTACCAAGCTGCGGCAGAAGTTCCAGAGCCACTGCTCTCGTTCGCGGTCCGTTTTTCCTTGCGGGTTAAGAAGTAGGGGAACGGTCACGCCGTCGATCACGACCGCGATCGTCTTGCGGCGGGCATTCTTTGGTCTGCGAAGAGCTTGCACGAAGGCGCGCGGAGGGGTGCTCAGCTCCTCCTGCTCCCCGAGGCCGGGGTGCTCCAGTTCTGCGAGGAGTTCGTGCATCAGTCCGCGGTCCTTGCGGGTGACGCGGGCGTATCGCACGGCCTTGCCGATGAGGGTTTTGCGTACATCACCTCCTCTGCTGTTGCCGTTGGGAGGGTTGGTGTCGTCGTTGTCGCGAGATGCCACTCCGGACGCCTCCTGAGGGTGGAGAGTGCGGCTGCGATCCCTCGCCATATGAGCTGTCGGGTCTACACATACCACGCTGTAAAGGCGTATTTGGTCCAGACCTTAAAGCTTGGTGTAATGAATCCGTTACAAAGAGTGCTCTACAGAAGTTTCTACGCGCCCCGCTTGTCTCGCAAAAGCTTCTTGATTAGCTCGTTCTGCTCATCCATCTTCTTGTTCAACTCCGCCAACCGCTCATCCGTGCGTCTCTGTGCCTGCTCAAGCAGAGCACGCAACTGTGGAGTGATCGGCGAATCGTCCTCGCCGGCCCTGTCGGGTGTGGTGACGGTGCCAGGAGTCTCTCTGTGTGCGGATCGAGACTCGCCGACGATGTGAGGCTCTCCGCCTCGAAGCACCTCGTGCGCACTCCCGGATTGCCATTGGAGTGCTCGTTCGAGCTGCGCGAGGACCCGATCTTCATATGAAGACTGCCTAGCGTTTTCGATCTTGCTGACTACGCCGGTGGATGGGCCACCTGCTGCGCTCACGTCGGGCTGGCTCATCCCGAGGTCGATGCGTCTCTGGCGGGCCTGTTGCCCGAGCCTCACCCAGGCTTCCCGTGGGTACGTGGTGTCGCTCATGACCTCTGCATCCTGACTGTCGCCGGGGGGAGATCTGAGGGGCTGTCCCCGAGTCAGACAGGACTTTACGGGTTTCGGCGCGCATTGGCGAGTCTTCGCATGTAGAGGCGCGTGTCAACATGCGGACACATGTCCTGACTCGCATGCGTGTGCGAGTCAAAACATGCGAAAGCTTGCGAACGCATGCGAGCGGGGCTAGTTTGAAGCCATGGAAGTCACCAGCGACGACGCCAGAGCGTTCGAGCAGGCGAAGGAACAGATCCTCTACACAGCAGAGGAAGCTGCAGCCCTTGTGCAGCTCACGCCCTATTGGCTGAAGTTCAGGGCGCGACAGGGACTCATCCCCCATCGCCGCGTTGGACGTCTCCTGCGCTTCGCCCGCGAAGACCTTGAGGCGATCAAGGACATGTCGGCGCAGCCGGTGAAAGCCGGCCAGGAGTCAGCATGAGCGGGTTGGAGAAGCTCTACACGACCCGCGACCTCGCTGATCGCTACCAGTGTGAGCCGCGAGCCGTAGCTCGCATGGCCTCGCTCGGCAGGTGGCCGTCTCGGATGATCCTCGGTGAGTACCGGTTCACGGCCGAGATGGTCGAGTGGATCGACACTCAGCAGGAGCGTTGGCCGCAGAACGAGCCCGCCCCTGTGGAAGCGCCTCAGCCGAAGCCGCAGCCGGCGCGACAGCCCAGGCAACGGCGTACGCCTCAGCCTCCTCCGCTGCCCAACGCCAGCAGCAACGTGCGCCCGCTAGTCGCCAAGGAGCACCCCAAGAGGGTCCGGAGGGTGTCGTGAGCGAAATTCAGTTGTTCGACAACGGCGAGTTCGAGCTCCGAATCGTTCCGGACGGCGACTCGTTCAAGGTTCAGGCTCCTGGCCTGGCCCGCTCGCTCGGCTTCAACGAGGCGCGTGACATGCTCCGCACCGTCCCCGAGGACGAGAAAGGGTCGGAGATAGCTCCGACCCTTGGCGGTAACCAGCAGGTTTGGCACGTCTCCGAAGCCGGCTTCTACCGCGTGATGGGTCAGCGGCAGGCGGCCCGCATCAAGAACGACGCCATCCGGAAGCAGGTGACCCGCTTCCAAAAGTGGGTGTTCGGCGACGTGCTGCCCCGGCTGCGCCGCGGCGAACTGGTCGCGCAGACCCGCACGCCCATCCCAGAGGACTACGCAGCAGCGCTTCGCCGTCTCGCCGACGAGGTCGACGCGCGAGCCATCGCAGAGAAGCAGCGCGACGAGCTGCTGCCTCTCGCTGAAGCGTGGTCGGACTTGATGGAAGCCGACGGCACCTTCGACTGGGCCGCGGTGGCGCAGATCTTCGCCCGGATCACGGGCGGCTTGGGCCGGAACAACTTCTTGGACCTGCTGCGCAGCGACGACCTGAAGATCCTGAAGGCGAACAACACGCCGTATCAGTTCAAGGGCATGGACCGCTTCTTCAAGGTCATCCCCACGAAGGCCGGCAGGGACGCGACCCCGACGACGCGTGTCACTGCTGACGGCCTGGATTGGCTGCGCAAGCGGCTGATCAAGCACTTCAACCATCAGTCGACGCTGTTCGCGATCGGAGAGATCGCGTGACCGCCGTCGAGCGGTGGGGAGCCGCCTACCTGACGCTGGGCCTGTCGATGCGGATGTCGGAGCTCGGCAAGTCGGACCTCGCCGAGATCGACCGGGACGACGCCAGGGACTGGTTTGTCCCCGCACAGCGCACCCCTACCCCCTGACATGCCGCGAGGCCCAGCAACGCCATGCCGGACCTCGCGAGACCCCGCTCTATTGAGCTCCTGTGAGAGAGGAGAGCAGGACCTATGACAGCCATCATCGCATCTGCCCCCGACCAGGCGGCGTTAACGCCTGAGGTCGGCCGAGTGCTCGATGCACTCGCTCTGTACGCCTACACCAACCAGCTCGACCAAGGCGGCCGGCACGCCCGTGCGGCGCTGATCGTCGCAGTGCTGGCTTCGCTCGGGATCGACGCGGCCGACGCGCTGGACCTGGTGGAGTACGGCGGCGACCTTGTCCGCGACATCCGGCCCCAGGTCGACGCGCTGATCGACCAGGCGCGACGCGCTGACCTCGCGGCTCAGATGGGCGAGGTGCTGGCATGACCGTCACGATCGCGCCCGTCCTGGTAGCCGAGTTCCAGGTGCGAGGCACCTGCCTCGACTCCGAGGGCGACGAGCAGATGGCCACCGAGCCTGTGGACGGCATCGCTGAGGCGCACATGCAGTGCGCTCGGATCCTCGAATACCAGGAGGCGAACGGCCTGCCTGAGGACGCGACGGTCTGGTGGCGTCCCGGAGTCGGCCACGCCTGGCAGAAGTGGGCGCCCCTCGCCGAGCAGGCGGGAGCGAGCGCATGAGCGACTTCGAGATCCGCTTCGAGGACCCTCCACGGTCCACCAGAAGGTGGGCGAAGGCTCTCCCGTTCGACTACGAGCAGGTAGCCGTCACCTTGTGTGCACGTCCGGGGGAGTGGGCGTTCATCGGCGCGACCGCCACGCCTACGCGGGCTGGCGGCGTAGCCCAGCGCATCCGTGACGGGGTGGTTGAGGCGCTGGCCGCCCATGGCGAGTTTGACGCCGTCTCCCGGACGGTTGATGGCGAGTACCGCGTCTACGCCCGGTTCCTGGGCGAGGCCGGCGAGGTGGCGTCGTGACCTCCAACTGGCTGTCCATCACTGACGCCGCCGTCGTGCTGCGCCTCACCGACCACCAGGTGCTGGAGATGGCCGTGGCCGGCGAACTCCACTCCCGTCTGGACGTGGACCGGCGAGAGGTGTGCGCCGGCGCTGTAGCCGCATGGCGGGAGCAGTCCCGCCCCCTCCAGACCTACACCCCCAACGACGAGAGAGACGAGCACTGATGGCGATCAGGACCCGTAGGCCCACGGGTGCGGTGCCGTGGCCGCTGATCCTCCTGGAGGGCGGCGAGAAGGCCGGCAAGAGCTGGGCCGCCGCCGAGCTGTCCGCCTCCGACAAGGTCGGCCAGACGTACTGGATCGACCTCAACGAGGGCGCCGCCGACGAGTACGGCGCCATCCCCGGCGCCCGCTACCTCGTGGTGGAGCACAACGGCACCTGGGCGGACATCCTCGGGCAGGTCGCTGAGATTCGCCAGGAAGCAGCCCGCGCTGCCGCCGCCGGCGAGCCGCCCGTCGTGCTGGTCATCGACTCGATGACCGCCGAGTGGGACCTGCTGAAGGACTGGGCGGCGAACCGCGCCAAGGGGTCGAGGTCGAACCAGCAACGGCTGCAGCGGGACCCGAACGCCGAAGTGCAGATCCCGATGAACCTCTGGAACGACGCCACGGCAAGGCACCGCCGCCTCATGACGATGCTGATGACCTTCCCCGGGATCGTCGTCATGACCGCCCGAGGCAAGGAAGTCGCCTCGCTCGACAGCTCCGGCAGGCCCGTCGAGGGCAGCAAGGACTACAAGGTTGAGGGGCACAAGAACCTCGCCTTCGACGCGTCCGTGTGGGTGCGGCTGTCGCGCGACCACCCGCCGATCGTGGTGGGCGCCCGCTCCGTCCACGCCGGCATCAAACCGGGAGTGGACAAGCCGCAGCCGATGCCGGACTTCACGCTGGAGCGGCTCATCTTCGACGCGCTCAAGTGCGACCCGTCCGCGGCGAACGTGCGCGACATGACGGAGATGAAGCCGGGCGCTGAGTCGCCTGACCTGGACAACCTGTCGGAGGCGGCGAAGCGGCTGCTGGGCGAGGCGGAGGACGCCGCCAACGTCGAAGCGCTGCGCCTGGTGTGGACGGCCACGGGGCCGCTGGCGAAGGCGGGCGAGATCACGCCTGCCGAGGCCGACTATGTGCGGCAGCGCATCGCCCAACTCCAGCAGCAGATGGGCGCCGAGTCGAACGGGGCCGCCGCGTGAACGCCAAGATGCACGCCTTGAAGACAGGCGCCGCCAAGGTGCTGGTCGACATCGTCACCGAAGGCTACGAGCAGCTCCGCAAGGACGCCGAACCTGTGTTCGCCGACCTGCGGAAGGACACCGACTCCAAGGGGCTCGCGGTCAAGCTGCTCGACGGCACGGAGATCGGGGCCATCGCAATCTACGACGGGCCGCCCAAGACGCAGGTGAACATGGCGGCGGTCGCGGCGATCGTCGCCAACGATGACCCAGACGCGTTCGTCGAAGAACTCACCCCCGAGGCGCTTGAAGACGAGACGCTGCGTGAGTTCCTCCGCGACCACATGCCGCACCTGCTGAGGATGCGGATCCGTGAGGATCACCTGAAGAAGCTGCTGAAGCGGATCGACGCCAACGGCTACCTGAAGGACAAGGCCGGCACTCGGATCAAGGTGGCGGAGGTGACCCGGGGGGAGCCGACCGGGAAGTTCGCGTTCAGTGCCGGGCCTGGCGCGCGGGAGCTGGTGTGGCAGGCGTGGCAGGACGGCACGCTGCAGCCGGTGCTCGGCGATCTGCTCCGTCCCGCTATCGAAGCGGGGGAGCAGTGAAGCCCGGCGGGCCGCTGAAGCGGTACACGGAGCTGAAGGCGAAGTCGCCGATGAAGCGCGGCAAGGGCTTCAAGGCCGCAGGCGAGGCGATCAAGCGCAAGGCCGGGCCGCAGACCGCCCCGAAGGCGGTCATTGACATCGTCAAGGAGCGCTCGGACGGCGCCTGCGAGATCGGGCTCAAGTGCTTCGGCTGCGCGCCGGCCACCGAGACGCCGCACCGGCGCGGCAAGGGCTCGGGCGGTGTAGGCAGAAAGAACTCCACGTCGAACGTGGCGTCGAACCTACTGCGCGGGTGCGCCGCCTGCCATGACCTCATCGACGACGTCGCCCCCGCCGATGCTGCGCGGATCGGGTTGAAGGTGCTGCATGGCGTGGCCCACCCCTACGAGATCCCGGTCAGGCACTGGCGGTTCGGGTGGGTGCTGCTCGACAACGAGGGCGGGTACCGTCCCGCACCGATCGAGGCATGCACTCCTGGCGACCTGCTTCCGGTGATCGCGGTCGACGTGTGGGACCTGATCCAGCAGAACGGCGCCTTCATCGAGGCGATGGAGCGGTTCGGGCACCTGCAGTGTCCTGGTTGGAGCACTCCGAGGGTCGGCCTGTTCACCTGCGGGTGCGGCTCCACGCCCTTCTACCTGGAAGAGGTGGCGTGATGCTGCCCTCCCTGTACTGCCTCGGCTGCGGCACCGACGCGCCGCACCAGTCTCTCGGCGGCAGCGAGGCGGCCTGCACCTCGTGTGGCACGGTCCGCGAGGCCGAAGCCGACCAGGTAGCCGTCGAGGACATGGCGTTCTGCGACACCTGCCGGGAGACCCGGCCGGCCGGGCACGTCTGCTACCCGGACGCTCCGCCATGCGAGTCGCGCACGCACCTGCTCAGCCGGTGCGGCATGTGCCCGACCGACCTCGCTCTCCAGGCGAAGGACCTCGCCCGCCGTGCCGAGTACGAGCACGGCAGCCCTTCCGACCTCTACACCCCCTGAGGAGATCGCCATGACGCACGTAGACGACCTGTACGAGCCGGGCGACGACCGAGAGCCGGAGCCGGACGAGCAGGCTGTTCCGCCGCTCGATCTGGACAACCTGGAGAAGCTGTACGACCTCGCGAACGAGCCGGGCGGGCCTCTCGCGTGGCGGCAGGTGGTGTACATGGAGGTGCCCGCTCTGATCGCGGAGCTTCGTGAGGCCCGCCGGCGGATCGCCGAGTTCGAGGCGCTGCCGACCCGCGAGGAGTGGGCGGGAACCGTCTCCCGCAACGAGCCTCCCGAGCCTGGCAAGACCGTCTTCTACCGCGACGTCGAGACGGCCGAGAAGGACACAGCGACGAACGCCGCCCAGTTGTGGCGGCGGATGCTCTCGGCCCACCCGTGGGAGCCGATCGACTCCAAGCCTCCCTTCTAGACCTTCCCTCCCTGCCGTGCCCGCTCGGGGGCGGGCGCGGCTCTCCCAAGACCTCAACACACCCCAGGAGATCCACGATGACTCAGCCGTACACGGCCCTGCTCGACCAGTTCCAGCCCGCCTCGCTGCCCCTCACGGACCGGTCCGCCCAGTACCTGCGCGACACGGTCAAGCTCGTCGAGACCGAAATCGCCCGCCTGATCGAGGCGGAGGCCCACTACCTGCAGGAGGCCGCCGGGGCGAAGGCGGTCCGGGAACTACTGGAAGCGTCCCGCGACAGCTACACCAAGGGACTCGGCGAGCACGCCGGGTCGGATCAGCCGCAGCGCTGGCCGATCGACCCGGCCATCGCGCTGGGCCACGCCGAGACCTGCGCTCACTGCGGCGGGTCGATGAGGTGGGCGGAGACGCATGGCTTCGTCCACGAGGTGGACGGCTGGTGGGTGCCCGCCGGCGAGTCGTGCCAGCAGCCTCAGAGCGTCGGACAGGGCGAGTCATGACCAGCCGCCACCTCGCCGCCTTACCTGCCGCTCCGTTCGCCCGCCACACGGGCTGCCACCGTCGCCGCCGCTTCTGGCAGGTGCTCGCCGCTCCAGGCGAGCAGGTCGTGGACGACTTCTCCCGCCCGCGACAGGCGACCGCCCCGGTCTCCGTGGCCGACGACCTGATCCCCTTCCGCCGCAACCCCTACGACTCCTCGAAGGACGCAGCATGAGCACCGAGACCCCCGACCCGATCGCGCAGATCCGTGAGCGCTTCCTGAACGCGACCGAGGGCCCGTGGTGGTTCGACGAGTCCGACCGGACCTGGCGCCTCCACGGCGTCATGGGCCGTATCCCCGCCCAAGCGGACGGGTTCATCCCCGAGCAGGTGATGAACAAGCAGATCCTCAAGGCCGCCAAGTGCAACACCCCGTACGCCGAGTACTGGCCGGACGAGGCCGACGCCGCGTTCATCTCCCACGCATGGGAGGACATGCGGGCCCTGCTGGCGGAGTTGGACGCCGCGCGGGACAAGCTTCGCAAGATCGACGCCTGCCAGGTGGTGTACGACAACGGCACGCCGATGGTCCTCGCCACCGACCTGCACGCGATCCTCCGGCCCGCGTCCACTCAGGCTCACTCGGATGGTTTGGCATGAGCGAGATCACCCCCGAGAAGGTCGCCGCCGCGCTCACTGGTGGAGACGACGTCAACGAAGTGCTCAACCGGTGGGTGGACGTGAACGCCATCCCTGGCAGCAGCGCCGTTCGGATCACGGTCACGCCGATCAGCGATGACGGAGATCCGGACACGGAGAACGCCCAGCACTTCCGGGCGGTCGTCGTCGAGGGCGAGACGGACCCGATCGTGCTGCCCGCCGGAGCGGCCTGCGACTACATCAACGGCGACAACGGCTACCACTGGCTGACCTGCGGCACCTGCGAGGAGTCGATGGGGCAGATCACGGCTGGCACGAGCGTCGCGGAGATAGTCACCAAGATCGCCGCCCACAAGTGCACTCCTGAGGCCGCTCAGGCAGAGAAGGGCGGCACCGATGCCTGAGCCGATGACGTCCGAGCGCCTGGCCGAGATCCGCCGCAACGAAGCCGAGGTAGCGGACTACATCACCGAGGGGCTGATGCGCCGCACGTCCGCCTACCGGGACCGCACGGACCTGCTGGCCGAGGTGGACCGCCTCAAGGCCGAGGTGGCGGATCTGAGGAGCCGCTACGACGCTCAGAAGGACCGTGCCGACAAGACGTCGGCCAGGACACGCGGGCTGATGAGAGCGGCTCTACGCCGTATCGCCGAACTGCAGACGGTACGCGACGCCCTGAACGGGCAGAGCGCCCGCGCTGAGCGGCTTGATTTCGCGGTCAAGGAGATCCGCGACCTGTTCCACCCGGCCTCTGAGGGCGGTGAGTGATGGACACGCTGGAGCAGATCGCCGCGTTCCTGAACACCGCCTCGGGCGGCACGTGGCTCCTCGCCGGTGGTGTGATCACGGTCCTCCTCACGGTCGCCGCTGTGGCGTGGATGTTCCGCCGCTCCCTCCCTGTGGAGGAGATGGCGGACCCGGCCTACAACCCGGGCCTGGACCGCCACCAGAGGGTCCTGCGCGAGGTGTTCCGCGGCGAGGCTGAGCGTTACCCGGTCGACCTCCACGACGTGTTCGAGGAGGACCGGTGAGGAGCGCGCGTCTGACCGACAAGGCTGGCAGCGGGAACGGATGGCGGCAGCGCGCTGCCTGCCGAGACGTTGACCCAGTCCTGTTCTTCGGCCCCGCGGGCGAGAAGGCCGTCTCTGCCTACATCCGCGAGACGGAAGCGGTCGCATTCTGTAACGCCAACTGCCCCGTCATCAGCCAGTGCCTGGAGTGGGCTCTCCAGCTCGGCGAAGCCGGCGTGTGGGGCGCCACCACGGAGGACGAGCGCAAGGCCCTCAAGCGGCGCCAGCAGCGGGCCGCGCTTCGTGCCGCGGCGAAGGCCGCCACCTAACCCCCCATCCAAGATCAAGGACTTTGCCATGGGTTCACGTAAACCGCAGGACTACAGCCCCGACGAGTTCGACTCCGTCGTGGAGATGATCCGCAAGGATGCGTCGCTACGCGCGGACATCGAGGCCATCACCGGGCAGACGGTCTACGGCAAGACGCCCCGCGAGCTGTTCAACCTCTTCCGCACGATCGAGAAGACGACGGCCGTGCAAGCCGCGGTCGTGAACTACGGCCGCGCACGCCAAGCCGTCCGAGAGACCCGAGCCATGCTCGCTGAAGGGTCGCTCGAAGACCTGGCCCCGGCCGACCCGGCGCTGCGCCGTATCCAGGACCTGGAAGCGAAGGTCGACGAGCTCAAGAGCACCAACAGCCGGCTGAAGGAGACCAATAAGGCCCTCATGTCCGGCAAGCCGATCAGCGTCATCAAGGGAGAGGTGGCCTCGTGAGCGCCGTCGACATCTTCGGTACCGCGTCCAGCGTCGCCATCTACCGGGTGCGGCTGCAGGTCCTGGACAAGATCGTGGGCGGGGTGCCGTCCAGCCCGTCGGTCATCAAGGGTTGGCTGAAGACCCGCATGGAGCTGGGCGACCGGGATCTGCAGGAGCTCACGCAGAAGACGCTGACCGAGCGGTTCCAGGACCGTCAGCCGTCCGCTGACGAGCTGGCCGACGCGCTGCTGGAATCCGATGCGGCTCCGTCCGTCAACGGGTTCAAGCGCATCCCCGACACGGGCGAGCTCGCCTACGAGGGACGGTGCATGAAGGCCGCGCTGAAGGAGTTCATGAACTCCGCCTACCCGGGCGTGGAGTGGCCTGGGAAGTCCGCGGTGTCGAAGGGCTTCCGCAAGGGGCTGATGTCGACGGCGGCCGAGCGCGTGTTCGTCGAGGACATCTACATCGGTCTCGGCGTGAAGGAGCCGACCGGGGTCGAGGAGCGGATCAAGCACGTGATGACCCCGCAGGGGCCGCGCAGTTCGATCAACCGCGTCGAGTACGTCGACAGGCCGCTGCTGGAGTTCACCCTGAAGGTCCACGACGACTTCCTGCCGGCCGAGGCGTGGGGCCGCATCTGGGAGCGCGGCGAGGACATCGGCGTCGGCTCAGACCGTGGTCGTTCCGACGGCAAGTTCGAGCTGGTCTCGTGGGAGCGGATCTGACATGGCTCTCCTGCACTGCGACGCCGCGCTCGTGGATGCGGCTAGCCCACCCTTGTGCGACAAGCCCAGCCCCGCCTCACGCACGCCAAGCCACACCGACACCTCGTGCCTAGCCACGCTCCCGCCGACCCGGCCCGCTTCGACGAGCCTCGCCCGCCCGAGCCGTGCACCGCGTCTGGCCGTACCGACACGCCACGTCACATCTACCCGCTCCACACCCACCCGACATGCCATACCTGGCCGCGCCGTACGCATCCCGACAACCCGACCCTTCCCCTGTCAGGCCGCCACCGACTTGCCATCCCAGATCTAGCCGGGGGCGACAATCCGGGGCCGCTCCGACCCGTGCAGCGACATGCCACTCCGTTGCCTGTCCTGACGAGCCGACGGGCCAGACCTGATCTGAGCTCGACGCCGGCATAGCGAACGACGAAGGGCCGCCCGCACCGGGCGGGCGGCCCTGACAACTAGCAGACACGAGAGGAGGGGCAGGCGTCATGACCCCCGAGGAGATGTACGCCGCGGTCGACGCCCGCCGGCAGGAGTTGGACCTGCCTTGGTGGCGGATCGCTATCCAGCTCCAGTGCACGTCCGATCAGGTGCGGTGGATGAGGCGCGGCCACGTGTCGAAGCCGTTGCGGGCCCGCGTCGAGGCGTGGCTGGGGGAGGCGTCGTGAAGACGTCAGGAGTCGGCCGACTCCGTCGGAGCCTTGGGCGGGCGGGGAAGCTTGGCGCCTCGCTCGCCCACGTACCAGCGAAGGAACTCGCGGATCACGGCGGAACGGTTGCGGTCGCCCACGATCGCGCCGAAGGCAGCCCACAGCTCGTCATCAACCCGGATGGGGCGGTGTCGCGTGTGGGTGTCTTTCACGAGGTCAATGGTAGGCGCTGTATATACAGCGCTGCTCAGCGCAAGGTTGCCGTGTATATCCACACCCGCTATCGTCGTGTATATCCACGCCAAGGGCAAGTGCCCTGGCAGATAGGCGTTTGTTCACGCGAGACCGGGGGTCTATTTCGCATGCTCAAAAACACCTGCAAGTCCAGCGCCAGACGCACTCTGCCCGCGCACGAGACGGGCCATCACCTGACCTACCGCCTGAGCTGCGATACGTACGAGCAGATGCTCGCTGACACCGAGCAGTGCTGCGAGATCTGCGGCACGCACGCCCGGAAGAACCCAGGCGGCAAGCTCTACATCGACCACGACTATGGCCTTGGCAACTGGGCGGTCCGCGGGCTGCTGTGCAACTACTGCAACACCCTGATTGGCGACCGGCCAGGGTGGCACCTGCCCGCGCATCTCGACGCCACGCCCTATCTCACTAACCCCTGGTACGCGCGCCGGCTGGCCGAACTCGGACGCACCCCACATGGTCCTGCCGAGCCCAAGAACGGCTCGCTGGTCGTCGATTACCGAGGACGCATCTGGGGTCGTACAGGAAGCGGCTGGAGGCAGGCGCCCGGTCGCGGCCGGATCATCTCGTGGGCCTTATTGGTCACCTGGTCCGGCCCCATCTCATTGACCGTTCTTCATTAATCGAACAACTGAGTGATCAGGGGGACTGAAGTGGCGCAACCCCGAAGACCGGCCCAGCTCCGAACCGGAACGACCTACTAGAGCAACTGGAGCGCCGAACGTGGCGGGAAGCTACGCCAAGATCTTTAACGAGATCTGGGCAGACCCGGACTTCAGGTCCCTCAGCAGGGGCCAGCAGTGGCTGTACTTCGCGCTGATCAGTCAGCCGGAGCTGAACTTCGCCGGCGTGGTGACGACGACGGATCGCCGTCTCACGGGTTGCGCCGCGGGGTTCACGGTGGATGAGCTGCGGGCCGATCTGAAGGTGCTGGAGGCCCGCAGGTACGTCGTCGTGGACGACGAGCATGACGAGATCCTGGTCCGCTCCTACGTGCGCCATGACGGCGCGTGGCGGACCCCGAACGTCCTGACGAGCATCGTGCGGGCGGCGGTCGGTGTCCGGTCGACCGCCATCCGGGCCACCCTGGCGGAGGAGTTGGCGCGGCTTCCGCTCCAGGAGTTGTCCGGCAAGAAGGCCGAAGACATGCGGGCGTCGGTCACAAGGGTTATCGAAACCCTTAGGCCAAGGGTTGCCGCAACGGTTCCCGCAAGGGTTAGCCGAAGCGTTACGGCAAGGGTCACGGAGACCCTTCCGGAAGGGTTGGTTCAACCCTCGGCCCAACCCATTGCCGAACCCATCGTTGTTGTTGCTGTTGTAGGTGAAGAAGTTAAAGACCGTACTTCGGTCACTCTCCCTCACGATCCTTCGCCTCCTTCGGAGTCGGAGAGTGAGGGCGTTCTCATCGAGCTGCCGACCAAGCCGAAGATCGAGTGCGGCAGCGACCAGGATCCCGACTTCGTCGCCTTCTGGACGAACTACCCGCGCAAGGTCGGCAAGCCGTCCGCCCGCACCGCATGGCGCAAGGCGATCAAGGCCGGCGTGGACCCGAAGGTCGTGATCGAGGCTGCCGCCGCCTACCGGGACGACCCCGAGCGGCGACGTCGCGGCAAGCAGTTCACGCCGCACCCATCCACCTGGCTCAACGATGACCGCTACGAGCCTGACGAGGACGACGAAGACGACACCTGGACCTGGAGCGACGTCCAAGAGGCTGCCCCGGCGGAGTTCAACTGATGAACGACGACTACCGGGCGCTGCCCCACGACATCGACGCCGAGAAGGCCGCCCTCGGTGCTGCTCTGATCTCGCCGAACGCGGCTCACGCGGTGTTCTCCCACCTGTCGATGGATCACTTCTACCGACCTCAGCACAGGCTGATCTTCCGCGGCGTCGTCGACCTGTACCGGCGGGGCGAAGCCGTGGACGTGCTCACGGTGCGCGCCGAACTCAACAGGACCGGGACGCTGAGTCAGGCCGGTGGCGACATGTACCTGTCGGACCTGGCGGCGTTCGTGCCTACCGCTGCGAACGTGGGCTTCTACGTTGCCCGGGTTCGCGAGCTGGGCACGAAGGCGATCACGATCCAGGAGCTGTCCCGTATCGCGGGGGAGGGCTACAACGAGTCCATCAGCTCCGACGAGATGCTGGTCGCCACCGAGGACGCGCTGACCCGGTTTCGCGCGCTGGCGACGGATGAGAACCAGATCGAGGGGTTCTCGACGCTGGGCGCGTTCATCGACGAGGCCGACACCGAGTACGACTGGCTGATCCCGGGCGTGCTGGAGCGCATGGATCGCGTCATCGTCGTGGCCTCCGAGGGCGCCGGCAAGACGACTCTGGCCCGGCAGATTGCCGTCCAGCTCGCGGCCGGCGTCCACCCCTTCTCGCCGCACACGCGGATCCCGCCGGCGCGAACCCTGTACATCGACCTGGAGAACCCGCCCGCTCTGGTGCGGCGCAAGGTGCGCCAGCTCGTCAACCTGGGTCGGGAGCACTCCGGCTGGGACGACGACCGGGCGTGGAGGTGGACCCGGCCGGGCGGCATCGACCTTCGCAAGCCGCACGACCAGCACCTGGTGGACCGTGTGATCGAGCAGTCTCGCGCCGAGTTCGTCGCGATGGGGCCGCTCTACAAGACGTTCCTCGAAGGCGACGCGAAGGCCGAGACCGTCAACGGGCAGGTCGCCCGCATTCTCGACGGGTTCCGTGCCCGTCACGGTGTGGCCCTGTGGCTCGAAACGCACGCCCCGATGGAGCAGCAGGGCATGCGCTCTCTCCGCCCGATGGGGTCCGGCGTGTGGTCCCGCTGGCCTGAGTTCGGGCTGGCCCTGCGCAAGTCGAAGGACAGGCCAAGCCGGGTTCATCTGGAGCGGTTCCGCGGCGACCGCGACGAACGCGCCTGGCCGCACCACCTCGAACGCTCCAGCCCCTGGCCGTGGAGCGCCGTCTGGGACGGCGGTTTCCCGGTCGAAGAAGCAACCAGCGCTTGACGCCCTGAAAGGACTCTTGCTGTGACGGCACCTCCTGAGACCACTGCGGGCTTACTGAAGATCCGCGAGGACTGGCTGAAGGTCATCGCGATCGAGAGCCCGCACGGCGGGTTCGACATCGCCGTGGTGATCGACGGCTCTTACGACCGGCAGTACTACGACCCGGCCGACCTGAAAGAGACCTGGGCCAAGCGCCTGAAGGCGGCCCTGGCCGTGGACGGTCTTCCGCTGGGCGTCCCGCTGAGCCAGTGCCCGAACAAGGCGGCGCTGCTGGGCGGCGAGCCAATGCCGGCGCTTCCTGTCCCGTCCCCCGCTAGAGAGGAGACCCCTAACCATGGCTGACACCAAGATCGACACGCCCGCTGACCAGATGCGGTTGGCGGTTCGACGGCTGCGCTGCGATCACCGCTACCCGATCCAGCCGCCGCACGGCTCCCTCGCCCACCCCGGCCCCTGCCTGAACTGCGGCTTGCCGCACCCCGGCGACGAGCAGGTCCCCGAAGCGCTGGCAGGTGCGCTGGTCTTCCTACTGGACGAGCTGGCCCGCCAGTACGACATGCCGCCCTGTGACAAGCCGGACGGCTGCTGCAACGGCTGTGAGCGGCGCGACGACTTCGTGTACGCCAACGGCCTCGCCCAGATCATCAACGGAGACAAGGGATTTGCCTCATGAGCGACACCAAGATCACCCCGAATCCGTACAGCCCCTACGCCAACGCCGATCCGGAGTGGCGGCATCTGATCCCGTCGCTGTTCGGCATCGTCCCGGAGCCGGGCGTGCTGTGCCTGACCGCGTGCGACCGGATGGCGGTCGCGCCGGAGGAGGCGCTCAAGGACGCCACGGACGGGCTCGTCGGTGTGGAGAGCTTGCCGGATGGGCTGTGCCCGAGCTGCGTGGCCATGGCCAAGGCAGGCGAGGTGCCGGTCCCGGCGCGCTCCCAGGAGTGCCGCGAGTGCGGCGAGTTCGGCACGCAGGGCGAGTGGTGCGCTCTGTGCCGTCAGGACCTGCACGACGAGTGGTGGCCGACGCGAGAGGCGGCGAAGGCATGAGCCTACCCACCTACGGCGAGGTGTACGCGAAGGCCGCCGAAGGGTCGCCGTTCTCGAACTCGACAGAGGGCGACGCCTGGATCACCAACAACTGCCAGCGCTGCATCCACGACAAGCCCGCCCGCAACGACGACTACGAGAACGCCTGCCCGATCCTCGGAGTCGCCTACTGCGGGAAGACGCCCGCCGAGTGGATGCGCAAGGAAGGCTTCCGCCTGGGCGACCAGTACACGTGCCTGTTCTTCCGCGACGAGAACGACGGCGGGCCGGACGAGCCGACGCCGGTCCCGGACCCTCCCGGCCAACTCACGCTGTGCCCGCGAGAGCCGTTCGAGCGTCCGGGGCGGATGTTCGCCGACACGAAGCCGCAGGAGGTGTCCGTCCGTGGCTGACACCGAGAAGACCCTCAGCGACGAGCTGCGAGCCGCCGCCGCGAAGCTGCGCGAGGCGGCTGCTGACGCGCATGGTGGACCGTGGGGCATGGCTGACGTCGGCATCGCGGTGATCTCCGCTGACGTGCAGCCGTACGGCGCTCCGTGCGTCGCGGACCGCCTCTACGAGGGCGACGCACGATGGATGGTCCTCACGAACCCGCTCCTGGGTGAGCCTCTCGCCTCCTGGCTGGAGACGACGTCGCACGTCATCGACTCGTTCCGCCTGCCGACCCACCCACTGCACGAGCCGTGCGACGACCCGTGCTGCTACACCGCTCACCACGCTCTGGCTGTGGCTCGGGTCTTGAACGGGACCTCGACGTGATCGGCCTCGACATGTGGGCGGCCCGCCTCGTCAGAGCCCCGTGGGCCGACACCGCTCCCGCCGCTCCTGTCGTCGTCTCCGAGGTGGCCGAGTCGAGCCCGATGCTCACCACGTACGCCGACACCGTCTTGGAGGTGGAGGCGGCGGAGCTGGACGTGGTGGCTGACCTGGACCGGCTGACTGCTGGCGGGCTGTCGCCACTGGAGGCGTGCCGGGCGCTGTTCGGCGGAAGCGACGCGGAGGCGGGGGACGACTCGAACGGGATCGGCTCTAGCGGGCCCCAGAAGGCCGCTACGGGACGAGAAGAGGCGTCTCCGGTCTCCCTGTAGCGGACGGGTGGCTGAGAGCCCTTTAGAAGCGGCTCTCAGCGCTCCGAGATCAGAACTCCAGTCCTAATCAAGATCGACATGCAGCCTCTCAGGGGCCATGTTCGAGAGAGGAAGCGAACGATGAGCACAGAGACCATCACCGCCGCCATCGTCCCGTGGGGTCAGGTCGAGCCCGGCTGGGTCGTCCTGTCTCGCGGGCAGATCGTCACCGTCTGCGAGGTCTGGCAGAACTGGGAGAAGGGCGTGGGCCTGCTCATCCTGTGCCCCGCTACCTCAGACAGGGAGGAGCACGTCGAGCACCGTGAGGAGCACGCCGACGACCTCACGGCTGTGATCTCGCGGGCGGACGTTCGGCAGTCTGGGGAGGCGTCCCGATGACGCCACCGACAAAAGAAGTCGTCGAGCAGAGGGGGCTGATCCGCCGCTTCCGCCGCTGGCTGCTGGAGCCCCTGGCCCAGCCGTTCACGCCAGGGTTCATCGCCGTCACCGCCGCGCTCGGGCTGCCGGCCATGGCGTTCGGCTTCTGGTTCGGCCAGTACGCAATGGAGACGGGCAATGGGCGCGTGCTGGCCATCGTCCTGGTGTTCGCGCTCGCCGGGTTGGCGGACCTGTTCCGGAGGCTGAACCGGGCGCGGCGGTCGAGGTGACGGGCTACTCGCCGGCGGGCGTCTTGCGGGGGCGGCCGACCTTGGGCTTGGCGGGCGGCCAGTGCGGTTCTACGAGCTTCAGGGCGGCGTCGAGGTCTTCGCGGGCGAGGCGGAGGAAGGCGCGCAGGAAGTCGTCCATGGTGCGTTGCCGCTCGGCGAGCCCGTCTTTGACGGGGTCGTACTCGTCTGGCTGGGGGCGGAACGCCTTGGCGCTCAGGCGGTGCTCGGTCGGCATGAGATCAGTGTGCCAGAGGGGCTAGCCACCTTCTAGTGGGCGTGCTATGTTCATCTCAACAGAAGGTGGCTAGCCACCATACGGAGCCAAGGAGAACGAGATGCAGGTCATGGAGATCGGAACCCGGATCCGCTACTGGGACACCGACTATCCGGCGCTGGGCACCATCCTCCGGGCCCGCATCGACGGCCAGGGCGAGGACGCCGAGGCCGAGTACCTGATCCGGTGGGACAACGACCCCGACCAGGAGGGCCCCACCTGGTCCTGGTGGATGGAGATCGTCCCCGTCTAGCAGACCCCGAGGGCCCCGAGAGGGGCCCAACCCCCTCTCCCTGATCACCCGAAGGTGGTGAGAACATGTCCGACTTCGTCGCGCCGCCCGGTGCCAACGACGCCATCCGCGAGCACCTGGTCAACTCCGCTGAGATCGCCCGCCGTACGGGCGTCACCAAGCAGGCGGTCAGCCTGTGGATCACCCGCCACCAGTCGCTAGCGGAGCTCGTCATCACCTGGGTCGGCTCCCACAACCCGATGTTCTGGTGGCCGGAGGTCGAGGCCGAGCTGGGCCGGCTCGGCCTCCCCGGCGCCCAGGCTGGCGAACCCCGGTGCGGCGCAACCAGAGTCCACGACCAGAGGACACTCATCTGCGCCCGGGCGGAGGACCACGACGGCAGCCACATCGACCGCTACCGTCGCGCCCGCTGGGCCGACGGCGGCCCGGCGACCGACCTTGAGGGCCGGCCCCTGCTGGGCGGCACCGTCCCGACCTCGGACCCGCGGGCGTTCCGCCGTCGCAGGACCACCCCGGCCCGCCTTGGAAAGACCGGAGGCGCAGCATGACCCCCGTCCACCCGCCCGACCTGCACGGCCGGCCGTGCATCGCCTGCACCGACCCCGACGCGTACGAGGCGTGGCAGGCCACCCAGCGCTCCCACGCCGACCAGTACAGCGGGTGGGCTGAGACGCTCCGGGCCGCCGGCCAGGTGATGAAGGAGCGGTCCGTCTGGGCGGCCGTCCGCGGCGAGGACAGCGCCGACTACGCCATCCTCAACGTCCGGCTGTGCGGGGAAGCCAACGCTCTAGCGATGCGCGCCAACAGCATCCGCCACCACATGGAGGTGGTCGCGGCCAGCCACACCGAACCCGTCCAGACGACCCTCCCGGCATAGGAGGACGCGATGGTCGACAAGCTCGTCGCCACCGGCGACGCCGACGCTGACACCTACCTGCACATCGCCCGCGAGATGCGCGCATGGAAGGCCGCCCTACGCCTCGCCGAGGAGTACGTGGTGGACGGGCACCGGTACGAGAAAGTGCCGTGGCCGCGCGCCGAAACCGCCCTCAACCCCGTCGGGTACACGCTCGCCGCCGACGTCGTCGACCTCGCCCCGATCGCCATCGACTCCGCCCGCGAGCGTGCACGCCGGCACCTGGAAGCCGTACAAGCCCGCAACCCCGCGACGGCCGACCTGATCGCCGCTCACGCCGCCTACCTGCTCGGCCCCGAACCGAACGGAGACCCCCGATGAACCCGATCGTCATGCCCGACCGCACGACCGACCTGTACGTGTGGCTGACCGTCCGCGAAACCGCCGGCCCGTACCAGGTCGACGGCGCCCACCTGGACGAGGAGGCTGCCCGCGACCAGGCCGAGAAGCTCGCGGAAGCCGACTTCCCGCCCGGCACGGTGTTCTCGTGGGCGCCCGTCACAGGTGACGACCCAGACGGGCCGCAGGTGCTGTTCGCAGACACACCCGACCAGGAGGACGTGCAGACCCGCCACCAGGTGCACTGGCGGCCGGTCCGGCTCGGCGGCGAAGGCGAAGACTGACGACCCTCACGGGCGGGACCTTCGCTGTCCCGCCCGCCCCTGACCAGACCCCCTGAACGGAGACCGACCGATGACCGCCACGCTGACGCAGCAGCCGATCTACACCCTGGCCTGCGACGCGCCTGACTGCGGAGCCACCTTCGAGGCGAAGCATGACTTCGACCAGGGCAGCGATCGGGCGACCCGACGTGCTGCCCGCCGCGCTGGCTGGGATGTACCACCGCCGCGCGGCAAGGGCTCCCGCTCGCCGTACGACTTCTGCCCCGAGCACAAGCGCCGCTGACCTCTCGCCCTCTCCGCCTACACGGGAGAGACCGCAACCCAAGACCCCCGAGCAACCGAGAAGGCGACATGAGCAACGAACTCACCCCGAACGAGCGGGAGGTCCTCGCCGACGTGTTCGGCGACGACCCGACGTACAAGGAACAGGAGCGCGAGTACGTCGTCGTCTCCTACTGGCGGGGCAAGGGGAGGCTGTCCGCCCACGGCCCTTACCCGCAGCACCTCGCCGAGAAGAAGGCCAAGGCCGAGGGCGGCATCGTCGCCGAACGAGTCAAGACCACGACATGGGGACCATGGAGCCTCGCCTCTCCGGACTCCTCCTCCGAGGAGGGCTGACCCGATGCCTAAGGACACTCGCCGCTCGGGCTACCCGGCTGACGTTGCTGTCCCGGACTGGCTGCTGAACACCGCCGTCCGGGCCTGGCAGCAGAACCCCTCCCTGCCACTCAACGACCGCATGCGAGCGGTCCTCGTAGAAGCGCTCACCGAGTACCGGATCGCCTACTGGCCCGAGGAGGGCTGACCCGATGGCTACGATCTCCGCCGCGCAGCTCAGCCTCCTCCGCCGCTCCCACGAGGGCACCGTGTACGTGGACCGCGACCCGGGATCGTCACGCCCGGGAAGCGGCATCCACCGCCGCACCCTCGACGCTCTCCGAAACGCCGGCCTCCTCCGCAAGGGCGACTACGTGCCGTTGAAGGGCCGCCCGCTGGTCGTCACCACGAAGGGCGTAGCGCTCCTGATCCACCTCGGACAGACCCCTGCCCCGGAGGAGGGGTGACCCGTGGCCGACTTCAACATCCCTCGCGGCCCGATTGACTCCGAGCCGCTACGCGCCATACTCGCCGACCCCAGCGAGTCCACGCGCCTCGCCAAGACGGCCGCCCTCCAGACGGCGCTCGACGGTGTCGAACTTGGCGAGTGGGACCGCACCATCCTGGTCTGGTTGGCGGGATGGGAGCCTTCCACCGTCGCCGTCGTCTGCTCGTGGCTGCACCGGGTTAGGGAGGCGCCCCGTGGGTGACCGAGAGCCGAAGCGCATCCAGAGACGACGCACGAAGGGCTACAAGCTCCCCGAGGGGGCGGTCTGCGTAGACCGCACCACGAAGTGGGGCAACCCTGTTCGGATCACACCGGAGCGCAGCGAACGCGACGGCAGGCGCATGTACCGCGTCCACGGCAGCCCGATGGACATCAGCGGCGGACCGTCCTACAACGACCTGGAGACGGCACGCTACTTCGCCGCGAAGTTCTTCAAGTGGGACCTGCTCAACGGACGGTACGGAGACGCCTACCCGTCCCTGGACGAGATTCGACGCGAGCTGGCAGGCAAGGATCTCGCGTGCTGGTGTCCAGAGGGCCCCTGCCATGCGGACGTGCTATTGGAGATCGCGGACGGAGCGTACGCCGATGCCTGAGCCCATCCCAGCAGAAGCCGAACAGGCTGTCGCTGACGACCTCATGGAGGCGTTCGCCAACGTGCCGTTCCGCTTCTGGACCTGCCTCAATAAGGCGCACAAGGACGTCACCTGGAACGGCGACGTCGCCTCCTGCGACACGTGCGGGCTCACCTCAACCATGAAGGACGCCTGGACCAAGCTCGTCCGCGAGCACGAGCGCAAGAGGACCGCCGAAGAGATCGCCACCGCCATCGAGGCCCGCCGCTGCTCGATGGACCGCAAGTTCTGTGTCTCGTGCGTGTGCCGTCCCGAGGATGCTGCCCTCGCCCGCCAGATAGGAGAAGCCCGTGCCTGAGGACGTGACCATCGTCGTGGACGAGACAGAGGGCAGCCCCTTCGATCGGATCCGCCGCATCGCTGTCGGCGCTGCTAACGGCTGGGCGCTGGGGCCGAACGGCTTCTACCAGCAGCCACGGATGACGGGTGCTGACATCGCACATGGGCAGGTCCGCGCGGACCTGCTACACCTGCTGGAGCTGGGGCTCATCAGCATCGACGAGCAGCGCCTCAACGAGCTGCGCATGTACAAGCCGTGGAGGGAGGAGGACCGTGGCTGATGACCTCCGCCACCGCTACGCCGAAGCGCTCGCCGCGAAGTTCACCGAACCGGTCTACCGGTCCGACAGGGACGGCGAGAACGAGTGGGTCGAGAACCCTGAGCCCGCCGACCGGATCGACCAGACGCCGTACGTCATGGTCTCCGCAGGGGATGGGTGTCGGGCGTTCTACACGCCGTCGTGTGCCGAGCTCGCTGAGGTGGTCGCCGCTGTACGAGACGAGGAACTGGAACGGCTCCACGCCGTCCTCGCCCGTGTCCGTGCTCAAGCTGCAGAGTGGGCGCAGCTCGCCGAACGCGGAGACCCCTGTGCAGAGCGGGTAGACCTGGCTATTGCTGACTGTGGACGCGACGTCCTCGCCGCTCTCGACGCTAGCCTGCCCCCACCGAAGTCTCTCAAAGTGGAAGACGTGCCCATGGCCAGCGGAGGAGACTGAGACCGGCGGGCGAGACAGCAGTCCGCCCTGTTCAAGGAGGCCAAGTGACGCCGATGCCGAACGACCCGGACCTCTTGAGCGAAGCTCTTTGCAAGACCGCACTCGCCGGCGTAACCGTGAACACTCCCACGCAGGGACGGAACGAGGTCTACCACCTGCTGAACCACGAGCTCAGGCCGCTCTGTGGCTGCGGCGAAGCCGACGGGCGGCGTCTAATGGCCGTCGAAGCTCCCTGGATGCTCCGCTGTGGTAGGTCCGGGTGTCTGGAGCACTGGCGATTCATCAAGAAGGCCAACGAGGTGCTCGTCACAGCAGCAGGGGACTGCTATCACGACTACGTGGATTGCGAGGCGTTCCTGAACGGACGTCGCGGCAGCCTGCATGCGCAGTACCACCTGCATGATGTTGAACAGACGGACGTGTTCAAGGCTGAACGAAAAGGAAAGCGCCCTTGCCCGACCTGCCGGTGAGCGAGCTGCTCCTTAACCTCGATGAGCCTTCTACCCGAGAGCACGTCACCCGATGCGCCGCCTGCAAGCACACCCTGCGCACCCCTGAGTCTCGTGCTCTCGGCATCGGCCCTGACTGCGCGTCCAAGCTCGGCATCGCACCCCGCAAGCCTCTCCGGATCACTGGTGTCCCTACCGGGTGGGACGTGGAGGGACAGACAGACCTACTGGAGGAGACGTGACCCGCTACTTCCATCCGATGCACGTCTACGACACTAGGGACGGATGGACCTGGGGTGTGCTCGCCTACGAGGAGCCGGCCGGGTTCTGCGTGTGGGATGAGGGGCTTCAGATGTTCATCGGCGCAGGCATCACAGAGCCCGTGGCGATGCTCAGCCTGGGGGAGCCGTACGAGACCCCGGACGGCCGGATATGACCGCCGTCGAACACTTGTGGTCGGTCGATCAGGACGCCTACGAGGACGTCAGCGACGACGGACGGTACGTCGAGTGGAAGCCCACCGGGTACGCCTCGTTCCGCTGCTCGTGCGGCATCTTCGAGCACGGCCGCTCCGACATGATCGTGGCGCTCGCCAAGCTACACCTCGGCGAAGACGAGTTGTGAGACGATTACTGTCGTTCCCGCCACTCCGGCATACGCCAGACTCTCACTAGACAGCGAAAGCGGCCCTCCGCACCACCGGAGAGCCGCCTCGTCCCACTAGTCCTCGCCCACCGCAATGCCCTCATAAGCGGTCTCCTGTAAGCGTACTGCTCAGAGGGGGACAAAGTGGCCCTGGACTGCCCCGTCGCATCCTGCGACCGCACCATGCCCGGCTCGGCCCGCATCTGCGGAGCCTGTGAGGCCGAACTCGACCGCGAACTCGCCGCCGTCCCGGACCTGTGGGCGGACCTCGATCTCGCCATCACTAGGCAGACCCGCCTCACCAGCGGGGGAGTCGGCGGACGCGGCAACGAGAAGCCACTCCCGTGGAACGAACGAGCATCGGAGGCGGCTGACCATCTCGCCGTGATCCTGCTCGGCTGGACCCGAGTCCTCGTCGCCTCCGTCCACCCCTTGCAAGGCCCCGTCTGCGCCTCCTGCGACCACCCGTCGTGCACGTACATCCACCTCGGCCGCGAACCCCACCACGACCCCGTCCACGTTTCTCGTTGGCTCCGCAGGCACGCCGGCCCGCTCATCGCCCACCCCGCCGGCCCCGACGCCGTCGAGGAGATCCTTCTCGCCGCCAGGAACGCCCGCTACGCCACCGACGCCCCACCGCGGGATCTCGTCTACGCCGGCCCGTGCGACGCCTGCGAAGGCGACCTGTACGCCCGACCTGGCGCTGTGTCGGTCTGCTGCCGCTGGTGTGTGGACGAGGACGGGCAGCGGCCCCGCTACGACGTCCACGCCCGCCGCGAGTGGATGCTGAAAGCCCTCGAAGACCGACAGTTCGGCGCCCCGACGATCGCCCGCGCGCTGACGTCGCTGATCCGGCCGATCAAGCCCGCCCTGCTACACACCTGGATCTCCAGGGGCAAGCTCCAGCCGGCAGGGCTGGACGAGTCGGGGCGCATGGTTTTCCGCGTGGGCGACGTGATCGACCTCATGGCCTCGGGCGACACGAGGGGTCGTCAGCGTGACCTGGTAGTTGCGTAGACAACGATCAGGTGACATGATCCCTGGTGATAGCTTCGGCGAGAGCCGTCGAGAAGCCCGTCCATCTCCTCCCCGAGTGGGCGGGCTCTCGCCATTTCTGGGCTCCTATACGCCGCTAGAGACTTCAAGACGCGCGCCCTGTGCTGGAGGCGCGCTGCTCGCGTGACCACTCCTGCCCCCGTAGGTGACTGTCGCGTGAGCCGGGTTGGCGGCCCTCGTCCCGGCGAGGGAGCGGGGCCGCCAACCCACCCCCATATGCGTGCGGCCCTGACTAGCTGGGGGGTTGGGTCCAGGGCCGCACAACAACCCCCTACAGCCCCCTGGAGACACGCATGCCCCGGTTCAGGAAGAAGCCCGTCGAGATCGAAGCCATGCTCCTCCCCATCGACCCCACACCCGCGCAGGGCATGGAGGTCTACCAGTGGATCGAGCAGCACATCGGCTCCACCCAGCCCGCTGGTGAAGGCCCCGGATACAAGCCTGTCGCTACAGGGGTCACGATCGACCCCACCGACGGCCAGATCGTCATCCGCACCCTCGAAGGCGATATGAAGGTCAGTCCCGGCGACTACGTCATCCGCGGCGTTGCTGGAGAGTTCTACCCGTGCAAGCCGGACGTGTTCGCCGAGACGTACGAGGCGGTCTGAGATGGCAGAGACGACGACCGCCAAGCCGTACCTGTGGGCCGACGCTGATCGCCTGATGTGGCGTACGGAGTCAACCGGCGGCAAGATCGTCATGCCGCACGAGCCGTTCCTAACCTGGCTACGCTCGGAGAACATCGACCCCGCCAGGGCGAAGCGGTGCGAGGTCTACGAGGCCCGCGACGGCAAGCCGCCGTACGCGATCGTCACCCTGTACGAGCTGGACGAGAACGGCCGCAGAGTCCTCGACGAGGTACGCGAGGAATGCGTGACCTACACCGAGATCGTGCCCCTGTCGTCGCTGCCTCCCTTGACGGAGGTGTGAGCGGTGAAGGTCTACCTAGCGACCAGCGGGTCATACTCCGACTTCCGTGTCCAAGGAGTTTTCGCCCGCGAAGAGGATGCCGCAGCGTACGAACTCGGCGAGAGCGTCTCCGAGTACGAGCTGTGGGAAGGCCCGCAACAGGTCCGGGATTGGCACGAACTGACCTGGTACCCGGACCTGCCCGAGCCCGTGTATGAGCGGGACAGCTACTACGGCGGCACGATGAAGATGCCGAACCCGTATGAGGAAACCCTCGTCTACAACCGCCGTCACTACGACGGGGACGAGCGCCGAGTCGAGCACCACTGGAGGGACGCGGGCGGGGCTCACATCGGCTGCCTGAGAGTGTCCGGCTGGAGTCTGGAGCACATCCGCAAGGTGTTCGGGGAGCTGCGGGCCGAGTGGCTGTACTGCAAGTCGCTCGGCATGGTGTGGGACCCGAAGAAGTTCAAGTGGACGCCCGGCGAGGTGGACACCGATGTCTGACCTGCTCTCCTGGTTGAAGGCCACGATAGAGGGCGACAAGGCAGCAGCCGAGAAGGCGCAGCCGGGCCCCTGGCACATCGGCAAGGCGGTCGATCCGACCAGGCCGTGCAACGTGCACACCTTCCCCGGCGCGCGTGGAGTGGCTGACGAACTGCTGTGGCTCGATGCCGAGCACGTCGTTCGCCACGACCCCAGGGACACGATCGCCCGCTGCACGGCAGAACTGGCGCTGCTCGACGAGCACGCCGAAGCGAAGGCGCACTACGACAAGCACCTGTCAGCGCCAGCAGGGGAGCTATACGGCCTCTACTCGGCGATCAAGTGGCTGGCTTCCGGCTACCGCCATCGCGAAGGCTTCAACCCTGAGTGGCTGCGCGAATGAGCAGGTCAGAAGCCCTAAGCAATCCTTAGACCTCCGGGCGGGTATGAGGACACACCTACCGTGTGCGCCTTCGCTGGGAGCACCCGCCCGGAACAACCCCCCACCCTGGAGCCGGCATGGACGCCCTACAGCTCGACCTCGCCACGCTCGTAGGCCGCCTCCAGCAGGTGCAGGACGAAGGCGGCTGGGAGCACGCCTGCCCGATCGTGTTGGACCGCATCCTCACCTGCGACCTGCCACGCCTGCGCGAGCACCTCAGCGTGGAAGCTGCCGCGCTACTCGACGCCGGCTAGTAACCCGACTCGAATACCTGTTCGTCCTGCTGGGTATCCTCGCTTCCATGCCGCCCGTCGTGAAACTCCCAGCTCACCCCGCTGGAGCAGGTCACATCCTGGCGTGGCGGCAACGCGCCGACCGGACGTGGGAAGCACTGGTCGAGTACGTGATCGACGCGCCTGGTTTCCGCGGCGGCCTACAGAAACCCGCACAGTCATGGATGCCGGCACGCGAGGTCCAGCCCGTACAGGGCGAGGACTACAGCAGAGTGCCACGCACTAGGCAAGACGAATGACAGACCCGCTCTGCTCAGGAATCACCTTGAAGGTTCCGGTAACGGGCCCATCCTTCCTTCATCTCAGCACGCGTCCTGAGCCCCGTCCGCGCTTGTATTCGCGCCATGTACGTGTGAACAGTGGACAGAGTAACCTCAAGCCGCCGAGCGATCTGGCGGTCCGTGAGGCCCTGCACCACAAGATCCATACAGTCCTGCTCGCGCGGCGACAAGGTTCCCCACGTCTTATCAAGCTCGCCTCGAATACGTCCCAGTGACTCAGCAGCCGCAACGAGATCTTGCACTGCGTCCTGCCGCTCAGCCGCATCCAATTCCGGCGACACCACCTGATCGGCAAGGGTCGCCACCTGCTCCTCCTGCTTGGCTTCCACGGCAGCGAGGTCGATCTGTCCGCCAGGGAATTGCAGAGAGCTGACGCGGTCGATCAAACGCCCGAAGGCATCCCTGTGCCTCCGCATGACCAGCCACACCGCCAGGACGACAGCTACTGGCCACGCCACGGCGCCGACCAGGCCGGCAATGGCCTCGATCAACTTCGCCCAATCCGCCACACGCCGATACTGCCTGGCCCGTCAGGCTGCCGGTAGGGCTGTGGCTTGACCGTGACATCAAGAACCCTGCGGCTGATCCCCGCAGGTTAGACGGCCCCGAGCTCCCCGGACTCGGGGCCGTCGCCACACCTCACGTCAGAGCGAAGATGACCTTCTCCTGGTGAATGGTGCAGTGGTAGGACCGCAGGGGGCCGAACACGCCCACGAACGGCCCGCCCATCGGCAACTCCCTCGCGGGCACGACCCCCTCATCCACGAGGCCGTCGGTGTGGAACCCGGACGAGCAGCACCAGATCCCATCCAGGTTGGAGCTGGTCATCGGGTTGAGTGACCGGCGCTTGAGCAGGGTTACACCGTGTCGGATCATCGTCGAATCTCCTTCCGGGAGGGTGGCTAGCAGCACTGGATTGTGCATGCCGCCGGCGCTACTGTCCCCTCCTGCCGGTTTCGTCACTCTCGGTACAAGTCGGCACCCTCTGGATACCTACTCTGCGTAACGACAGCAGGAGCGTCTGACCCAGAACCCGCCTCGACGACTTGAACCCTTGGAGGCGACATGGGGCGGCAAGCCCGCAAATGCAAGGGCCGCAAGACCAACGGCGAACCCTGCAACAACTACGCCATCACCGGCGGCATGGTGTGCCACGCTCATGGCGGACGCGCCAAGCAGGTGAAGGCGAAGGCGGCCGAGAGGGTAGCGGAGGAGAAGGTGCGCGCCGCTCTGGCCCGCATGGATGTGGACCCGATCACCGACCCGCTGTCGGAACTGTCGAAGATCGCAGGCCAGGTCGTCGCCTGGAAGGACACGATCGCCGGCACCGTCAACGAGCTCACCAGCCTCCGCTACTCGACCGAGGGCGGGGAACAGCTCCGGGCCGAGGTCGCCTTGTTCGAGCGGGCGCTGGACCGGTGCGAGAAGTTCCTGTCGTCCATGGCCCGGCTCAACATCGACGAGCGTCTGGCCCGCATCTCCGAACGGCAGGCCGACATCATCATCAAGGCGATCACCGCGACCCTCGCCGAGCGAGGCTTGTCGGTGGAGGAGCAGGCGGAGGCGCGGCGTGACGTTGCTCGTAGACTCCGCGTTGCGTCGAGCGGCTGACGCCCTCGACGAGGCCGGCCAGCCGAGCCCGTACCTGAACGACCCGGTCGGCTGGGTTAAGGAACGGCTCGGCGGCCACCTGTGGTCCAAGCAGCGCGACATCGCCGAGAGCATCGTCCACCACCGCCGCACCGCAGTGAAGTCCTGCCACAACGCCGGCAAGAGCTTCCTCGCGGCGCAGATCGCCTGCTGGTGGATCGACGTCCACCCGCCCGGCGAAGCGTTCATTGTCTCCACCGCCCCGACCTACGCGCAGGTGCACGCCATCCTGTGGGAGGAGATCCGCAAGGCGGCGAAGAACCCGGCCGGCGACCCTCTCCCGGGCCGGGTGCTGCAGTCGGATGAGTGGAAGCTCGAAGACGGCACCCTGGTGGGGTGGGGCCGCAAGCCTGCGGACCAGGACCAGCACGGATTCCAGGGCATCCACCGCCGCTACGTCCTGGTCATCCTCGACGAGGCGTGCGGCATCCCCGAACAACTCTGGGTCGCCGTAGAAGCGATCACCACAGGTGCCGACTGCCGGATCCTGGCGATCGGTAACCCGGACGACCCGAACACGGAGTTCGGCAACGTGTGCCGGCCCGGCTCCGGCTGGAACACGATCCGCATCTCCGGGTTCGACACCCCAAACTTCACCAACGAGCCCTTCCCCGAGCACCTGCGACCACTCATGCTGTCGCCGGAGTGGGTGGAGGACAAACGGCGCCGCTGGGGCGAAACCTCGCCCCGGTACACGGCCAAGGTGCTGGGCGAGTTCCCCGAGGTCGGCGACGACACGCTGATCTCGCCGCGCTGGATCGAGGCCGCCCAGCAGCGGACGCTCAACCCGGGCCCGGTGAACGTGCTCGGCGTGGACGTGGCCCGCTTCGGCTCCGACCGGTCGGTGTTCTGCCTCGCTCGCGGCCCTGTCGCTCGCATCATTGGCGACCACGCACACGCCCGCACCACGGAGACGACTGGCAAGGTCATCGCCGCCAAGCGCGAGCACCAGGTGCACGAGATCCGCGTGGACGGTGTCGGCGTTGGCTCCGGTGTCGTCGACGAACTCTTGGAAGCAGGGCACGACGTCCTGGACATGCAGTCCGGTGCCGGCGCCATGGATCGGGAGCACTTCGCCAACGCCCGCGCCGAATGGTGGTGGGGGCTGCGCGAACGGTTCGAGCAGGGTGACATCGACCTCGACCCCGAAGACGACGAGCTCGCCGCACAGCTTGGGACGCTCAAGTACAAGTACACGGCCCGCGGCCAAGTCCTCATCGAGTCGAAAGACGACATGAAGAAGCGCGGCCTGCCCTCCCCGGACCGGGCCGACTCGGTGATGCTCGCCTACGCCCACGTACCTCCGCCTGACGAGATCGTCGACGGCGACGAACTCGACGACGAACTGGCGCTGAGCATCAGCCCGTACTGAGCTGAGGGAGGCCGCCGTGGGTATCGCCTCCCGACTCCAGGAGACCTTCTACCGGGTGACCGGCCGGACCGAACTGGCCGAGGTCGTCAAGGCCGAACGGCAGATGGTCGCCCACCTGCAAGAGTCGATCGCCGACCTTGAGGCCCGCATGTACGAGCCGGGGTGGCAGCGGCTCACCGCCACGGTGGAGGAGGAGTTCTCCCGGGGCGGGCTGGAGCAGATCACAGCGGTGTGCCGCATCATGACGATCAAGTCGCCGCTTCTCCGCCGCGGCCTGTCGCTCCGCACGGGCTACGTGTGGGGGCAGGGCGTCCAGATCAGCGCCCGCGCCACGGGGGAGCAGGGGCAGGACGTCAATAGCGTCGTTCAGCGCTTTTTGGACGATCCCGGGAACCGGCGCACGCTGACCGGCGACCAGGCGCACGAAGAGCTGGAACGGGCCCTCTATAGCGACGGCAACGTGTTTCTCGCCCTGTTCACCAGCCCGCGCACTGGACGGGTGCAGGTGCGGACGCTGCCTTGGGACGAGATCACAGACGTCATCTGCAACCCCGAAGACCGCAGCGAGCCCTGGTTCTACCGGCGCGAGTGGTGGCAGGACGTCCGCACCGACTCCGGCGTGATCCAGGAGAGGCGCGTCGCCTACTACCCAGCGCTCGGCTACAACCCGCCCCTCAAGCCGCGACGGCTGACGTTCCCCTACTACGGGGACAACCAGCTCGCCGAAGTGCTGTGGGACGCCCCCGTCTACCACGTGCGCGTCAACGCACAACTCGGCTGGAAGTTCGGGGTGCCCGACTCGTACGCCGCGGTCGACTGGGCGCAGGCGTACAAGTCGTTCTTGGAGGACTGGGCGACCCTCATCAAGGCGTTGTCACGGTTCGCCTGGCGCCTCACAAGCAAGGGCAGCAAGCAGGCCGCGGCCCGCGCCCGCATCGCACAAGCTCCAGCCACCGACCGCTACAGCGGAGATCCGCAGCGCGCCGGCGCCACGGCGTTGATGACGCCCGACATGAGCCTAGAAGCGATCCCCAAGAGCGGGGCAACGATCGACTCCGAGTCAGGCCGGCCTCTCGCCGCCATGGTTGCCGCCGCCCTCGACGTGCCGGTGACGATGCTGCTCGGCGACCCCGGCACCACCGGCGCCAGGGCGACGGCGGAAACGCTGGACACCCCCACCGAGCGAAGCATGGAGCTGCGCCGCTCCGTGTGGGCGGAAGCGTACCGGCGCATCCTCGACCACGTCATCGACCAGGCCGTCAAGGCTCCGCAAGGTGCCCTCAAGGGCAAGGTCGTGCGGGACGACGACAACATCGAGACCGTCGAGCTCGCCCAGGACACCGACCGGACGGTGGACATCTCGTTCCCCGACATCGACGACCTCGACCCCGGCGTCATCATCGACTCGATCACCAAGGCAGACGGCACTGGCTACCTGCCGCCCCTCGTTGTCGTACGCCTCCTCCTGGAAGCGCTCGGCGTGAGGGACGTCGAGTCCATCCTCGAAGCGCTGACCGACGAGGAAGGCAACTTCCGGCCCCCTGAAGGATTAGCGAAGGGTGCCGGCCAAGCTGCCATCGATGCCTTCCGTCGTGGGGAGGACCCGGCGGCGCTGCTTGCCGACCGCAAGCCAGGCCAGGCGAACGACGGGCCGGCCGATCCTGAGCAGGCCGACAAGCAGGACCAGGCCGACACCTCTGAGGATGACGACGAGGAGTAGGCGATGGCGATCACAGCAGAGACGCTGAGGATCGCCGAGCAGCTCCGCCGGCAGGTTGGCTTCATCGTGGACGGCGTCACCCGCTCCCTGACTGCTGCCTGGGTGAGGGCGTGGGATGAGGTGGTGTTCGATCTCGCCGCCGCGATCACCGAACTCCTCCAGATCGGCGACGGTCGGTGGCCGACGAGGCGGCAGATCGAGCGGACCAGCCGCGCCATGCGGGCATTGGACATCGTGGGGGCGAGCCTGGAACGCCTTGCCACCTTGACGCGCTCCCAGACCGCTACAGCAGCCGCAGAAGCCGCACGGGTGGGACTGCAGGGGCAGGGAGACCTGGTCGCCTCACAGCTCCCGTACGGGTCCACTCAAGCGCTCGCAGCCCGCTACAGGGCCCAACAGCCGGACACCATCGACGCGATCGTGCGCCGCACCGCCGAGCAGATCAACGCCGCACACTGGCCGCTCGCCGATGAGGCAACCGAGGCGATGAAGCGCGAGCTCGTGCGGGGCGTGGTGGTTGGCGACAACCCGCGCACCGCTGCGGCCCGCATGGTGAAGAACCTGGAAGGCGAGTTCAACGGCGGCCTGACCAGGGCGCTCAACCTCGCCCGCACCGAAACCCTTGATGCTCACCGGCAGGCCGCCGAGATCGGGCAGGAGCAGCACGGCGACGTCCTCGAAGGGTGGGTGTGGCATGCGGAGCTCAACTCCAGTAGGGGCCGGACCTGCCCGAGCTGCTGGGCCCTTCACGGGAAGGTCTTCCCGTTAAGCGTTCCGGGGCCGATCGATCACCAGCAAGGCCGCTGCAGCAGGACACCGAAGACCAAGAGCTGGGCGGATCTGGGATTCGACATCGACGAGCCTGACGACCTCATCCCCGACGCCCGGCAGGTCTTCAACGACCTGCCCGAGTCGGAGCAGGTCGCCATCATGGGCCGCCGCCGCCTCGACCTGCTCACGTCCGGCGACATCAGCTGGGACGACCTGTCCGAGCTGCGTACCACCGATGGATGGCGGGACTCGTACGGGGTGCGATCGGTCAAGGATCTGGAGCGCATCGCCTCCGGTCGCCAGCCGGAACCGCAGACACACGTCACGCCTCGACCGGCACCGCAGCCCGCGCCGGCCCCCGCTTCTGAACCCATGCGGGCAGTGCCGGAGGATGCGCAGCCCTACCACCGGACGCTCGACGGCATCGAAGACCTCGCCGACCTCGTCGAAAGCGGCCCGCCAGACGACCGGAGGCCGCTTGGCGGCGGAGCAGTCGCCGAGGTCGAACTACTCACCTATCCCGACGGCCGCCAGGTGGTCCGCAAAACGGCACGGCCCGGCTCAGGCGGAACGCAGGAGGCGGCGAGCGAGCAGCTCGCCAGCCTGGTTGCCCGCACGCTGGGCTTGCCGGCGCCGGGCGTCTACCGCAACTCCGACGACGCCATCTTCATGGAGTACGTCGCCGGCAAGACAGCTCAGGAGATCATGGGCTGGGGCGGCGACCTCACCCCGGACCTTCGGGCGGCGATCGACAGCAACGAGGGCGCCCTTCTCGGCCTCTTCGACGTGCTGATCTTCAACTGGGACCGCAACGCCGGCAACTGGCTGCTCGACGACCGGGGCCGTCTGGTGCCGATCGATCACGGTGTCGCCTGGACCGAGATGCCGTCCGAAAGCGTCGAGAGCCTGCTGGAGTACATCCAGTCGCCGTTCGCCGACCGGGTGACGGGTGACACCAACCCGTTCACGAAGGCAGACATCGCCGAAGTCAGGCAACGCCTCGAAGGGCTGAGGGCCGACTTCGACCACCTCGGCCACGGCTCCTGGATCGACTACGGGATGCAAGTCCTCGACCTGCTCGCCGACCGTGCACGAGGGCGCCGGAACCTGATCGCGAAGGTACGGTGACGTCGTGGCCGTCGTGGTGAACATCGTCAGCGTGCGGGACGGGCAGCTCGTCTCCCGCGCGACCTTGGCCGATGACGGAACCGTCACCTACCAGGGCGACGCCGCCCGGTCCGCTGTGCGCCGCTGGCTGCTCGCGAACCGTGGCCGCACCGAGGCCGACGCCATCCGTGCTCTCGCCGTCGACGGGTGGTCCAACGGCTACCTCATGGTGCAGCGCGACCAGTAGACCGCACCCTCCCTGACCTCTCGGCTGTCCCGTTCGCGCCCTCTCAGCTGCCCGGATGGAGGCTGATTGCGCCCTACGGGCCGCGTTGGCGTCGCGGTGTAGGGCGGGGAGCTAGCCAGCCCGCAGCGGCGGGACGGCCGACCTCTATCCATCCCGCTCGGAGGACCTGATGTCCGTGCCCGAACTCCTGACCATCATCGCCGCCCTGTGTCTGCTCGCCGCAGCCATCTACGCCGCCGTCCACAAGGCGTGGATTGCCGCGCTCGTGTGCACAGCCGGAACCCTGCTCGTCTTCGCCGGCTTCCTGCCTGACATCACCTGACCTGGAGGTCACCATGCCCGATCAGCAGGCGCTCACCGAGCGCGTGTCGCTCGCTGAGGCCGCCGGAGGGCAGGCCCCGAAGGGGCGCCGCTTCCGGGCACGCATCATCCAGGGCGACATCCAGGGCTCCAGCGGCTTCTATCCAGCGGAGATGCTCAAGCGGGACGCTGCAGTGTTCCGCGAGGGCCTGCCGGTATTTCTCGACCATCCGGGCGCCACCGAGTCCTACGACCGGCCTGAGCGGTCAGTCAGGGACCTCGCCGGCAAGCTCGCCTCTACCGCCGTGTACGAGCGGGACGGCCTGTATGCGGACGTCGAGGTGTACCCGCACTGGGCTCCGGTGGTTGAGGCCATGGCCGGCGACATCGGCATGAGCATCCGAGCCTCCGGGACGGTCGAGGCGTCGAAGGACGAGTCGATTCGTGGGCCGATCGTCACGTCGCTGACCGAGGCCGCGTCCGTGGACTTCGTGACCGCGGCTGGCGCTGGAGGGAAGGTCGTCGCTCTCCTGGAGTCCGCGAGGGCCCAGTCAGGAGACCTGCTCCGCAAGGCCACCGAAGCGCGTCCCTTCTCGGGCAGCCCCAGCGGCGGCGACATCCTTTCCTGGCGGGAGCAGCGCGCCCTCACCGAGGCGGCCAACGTCGGAGCGTGGCTCGAATCCCGCATCCACAGCATGTTCACCCAGCTCGCCGACGACATGTACGGCGACGGGCGCCTGACACGAGAAGAGCGCATCACCTGCTCCTCCGCGATCGGCGACGCCCTGGCCGCGTTCACCTCCCGCATCGAGGCCGACGCCGCCCACCTCTACCAGCGCGACCCGTGGCGAGAGCCCGAGGCCGTGCCTGCCGAAGTCGCTGAGACTACGGCCCCTGACGTACCGGCGCCGCCGGTCACCACCCTGAAGGAGGTAGCCCCCGTGAGCGGAGGCACCGCACAGGGCACGCCGAACGGCGGCCCGATCGACCTGAGCGAGGCGGCAGAACTGCGCACCGCCCTCGCCGAGACCAAGCAGAAGCTCGCCGAGGCCGAGCTGGAGATCGCCAAGTTGGGCGACCAGTCGCGTGAGCTGGCCGAGACCAAGGCGAAGCTGGAGGAGTCCACGCGGGAGAACCTGCGGCTCAAGGCCAACGACGCCGCTCGCGCCAAGACCGCGGAGACCCTGGCCGAGTCGACACTGCCTGAGACGGCGCATGAGCGCGTCATCGAGGCCGTTACCGGCAAGAACCTGCCCCTCAACGACGAGGGTGCTCTGGACGAGGCCGCGTTGGTCCGCAACATCAAGGCCGCGATCGAGTCCGAGCGCGCTTACCTGACCCGATTCGCTGAGGCGGCTGGCATCGGTCAGGTCCGCGGGCTCGGCGAGAGTGGCACCCCGCGGGTCAACGTGGAGTCCGAGCTGAACGACATCTTCGTGTCGCTCGGCATGAGCGAGAGTGCGGCCTCCGTCGCCGCGAAGGGGCGTGGCTGACATGGCTACCAACCGCGTGTTCGAGCACGGCCACCAGTTCGAGGCCAACGTCTCTGCCGTCACCGGCACCGGCGCCGGCGGCAAGGTGCTGTCCGGTGACCCCGTCGTCATCGGCCAGCTTCCGGCCGTCGCCCTCACCACCGAGGACGCCGACGGCATGGCCACCATCCAGACCGACGGCGTCTTCAACCTGCCGGTCAAGGGCGAAACCACCACCAACGCCGCCGTCAGCGTCGGCGACATCGTCTACTTCGACAGCGACAAGCTCAACAAGGACAACACCAACGGCGTCCGATTCGGCTACGCGCTGGAGGCCGTCTCCAGCGGTGCGACGACTCGTATCCGCGTCAAGGTCGGCTACTGAGGCCGGGAAGGACTACCACCACCATGACCGATCTGACGACCCTGCCGGACGAGGGCACCCGTCCCGCCGCAGAGGCCACCCCGGCGTGGCTGAAGGAAGGCGCCGGGCAGGGCATTCGTAGCCTGCGCGCCCGCCGCCAGGCCGACCCGAACTACGGGGGCAGGCTGGTGGAAGCGGCCCGCCTCTACCAGCGGGCTTGCCATGGCGACCGCAGAGCCCTGATCGACTTCGAGGAGGCGATGACCACCAGCGACTTCGGTCTGCTGTTCGCTGACATCCTCGACAAGCAGCTGCTGGGCGCCTACCAGGACTGGCCGTCCACGTGGCAGATGTACACGCGCCGCGGCACTGTGCGCGACTTCCGGCCGGTCAAGAGGTTCGCCCTTGACGGCGCGGCGTCCACCCTGGACGAGGTGCCGGAGCGCGGCGAGTACCCCGAGGCTGCGCTGATCGCATCCGAGTACGAGTACCGCGTCACCAAGCGGGGCCGCCGCCTCGACTGGACGTGGGAGATGCGCGTCAACGACGACCTGGACGCCTTCCGCGAGCTTCCGATCATCCTGGGGCGTGCGGCGAAGATGACCGAGGACAAGTTCGTCACCGGGCTGTACGCCAGTGCGAGCGGCCCGAACAGCACGTTCTTCTCCGCCGGGCACGGCAACGTCGTCACCGGCAACCCTGCGCTGTCCGTCGAGGCGCTTGAAGTCGCCATGACGGTGCTGGCGTCGCAGCGAGACAGCGACGGCAATCCCATCTTCATCGACAACCTCGTGCTTGTTGTCCCGCCTGCGCTTGAGGTCGTGGCCAACAACATCCTCAACGCTGTGCAGATCGACGCCGCGACTGGCGGCGGCGATGGCACGGGCCACAACCAGTTGCGCGTCAACAACTGGCTCGCCCGGCGCGTCAGCGTGGTCGTGAATCCGTGGCTGCCGATCGTCTCGGCCACTGCCAACGGCAACACTTCGTGGTATCTGATCGCCCAGACCATGGCCGGGAGGCCGGCGATGGAGGTCGGTTTCCTGCGCGGCTACGAGCAGCCGCAGGTGTTCGTTAAGGCCCCCGACTCGCTGCGCGTTGGCGGCGGGATGGCCGCAGTGGAGGACGGCGACTTCGAGACCGACGCCATCCGCCACAAGGTGCGCCACGTCCTGGGCGGCGTCCTGATGGACTACAAGATGGCCGTCGCCTCGAACGGCACCGGCACGCCGTGAGCCTGCCGCAGCCGCGCAACGCCACGGAGACGTACCTGGCTGCGATTAACGACCGGCTCGGCGAAATCCTCGACCGGCTCCCCGCACGCACGCAGGAGCCGGACGAGGGGCAGGTCGAGCTGCGAGAGCCGGCCACGCCGAACTCTGACAGCGACAAGCCCGCGGAACTGGCTGAGCCAACACCGCGGGCGCCTCGCAGACGAACGAAGAAGACAGGAGGGGCCTGATGGGCACCACCGCCAAGGGCGTGGCCGGCGGCCTCGCCAGCCTGAACGCGTCGGGCCGTGTTCCGGCGTCGCAGAAGATGCTCACTGCCACGGCGACGCTGGACTTCGCGTCCATCGCCGCGGGCGCTGTGGGCACGCTGACCGCTACCGTGACCGGCGCCGCGACGGGCGACTTTGTGATCGTCGCTCCGCCCGGCAACCTGACCGCCGGCCTGGTGCACTCGGCCTTCGTGTCCGCGGCGAACACGGTGACGGTCCGGATCATCAACGGCACCGCAGGCGCTGTCGACCCGGCGTCCGCTTCGTGGGGTATCGCCGTCATCCCCGCCTCCTAGGAGGTGCCGGATGGCGATCGACTACACCACCGACCGAGGCCGGGTCAGGCTGCTCATCCCTGATGTGGACGAGGCCAACCTGCTGCTCGCCGACGACCAGATCGACGCCTTCCTCTCGCTGGAAGGCTCAGTCAAACTGGCCGCTGCCCAAGCCTTGGACGCGATCGCCTCCTCCGAAGCGCTCGTGTCCAAGGCCATTCGCACGCAGGATCTGCAGACGGACGGGCCGAAGGTTGCTGCCGAGCTACGCGCACGAGCGTCAGAGCTTCGCCGTCAGGTCGACGAAGGCGTCGGCGACGACTCGGTGGGATTCGACATCGTCGACTTCGACCCGTACACCGGCTACCTCGGGTACGAGCCCTGCTGAGAGGAGGCTGCATGTCTCCTCTCGCAGGCCACCAGCCGATCGCGGCCAGGTGGTCCGAGCATCACAGGCCGGTTGCCACTGGTTCCCAGACGGGCCGCTGCACCATCACGCGGCCCGGCGTCGGGGAAGGCACAACCGACCCAGACGGAACCTGGCATCCACCTGCGGCAACGACGGTCTATTCGGGGCCATGCAGGATCACCGCGCCGTCCCCATCGTCGATCGTCGTGGTGGGGGAGCAGCAGACAGCCGTTGCCTCGTACGAGGTCGCGATCGAGTGGGACGCGGCCGAGGTCCTAGAACACGATCTCGTCACCCTGGACAGCGCCCCGGACCCGGCGATCGTCGGCAAGCAGCTCATCGTCACCGATATTGCGTATGCGACCGAACGATTCGAGCGGGTCCTGCGCGCGAAACTCAACCTCAGCGAACCGGAGGCGTGATGGGCTGGGACGTCTCCGAAGTCGACGGCCTGATCAAGCACATCGCTGCGGCACCCCCGAAGGCGGAAGCGCTCACTCGTGTCGTGGTCAAGAAGATCGCCTTCGATACCGTTGCCGGCGCACAGGGCCTCGTACCCGTCGACACCGGAAACCTGAAGAACACGATCGGCCAGGACTTCGACGACGACGGCATGGGCTTCGAGGCAGGCCCGACCGCCAACTATGGCGCCGACGTCGAGTACGGCACACAGCCGCACGAGATCCGACCCCGAGACGCCAAGGCCCTGCACTGGGTCGACAGCGAAGGCCAGGACATGTTCCGCCGCCGCGTCTGGCATCCCGGAACCGAGCCTCAGCCGTACATGCGGCCCGCGTTCGAGAAGGCCACAGCGCCGATCGACGACGTGATGTCACAGGTGGGGAAGAAGGCCCTCGAATGATCCCTGTCGCGCCGTCGACTCCGCACACCGATGCCGTGGTGGAAGCCATTGCCGCGATCCCCATGCTGGTCGACCGGGCCAAACTGCCATCAGGGGCGGGATGGCAGGGCACCCCGGGATCGTCAAGCTTCGTCCGGTACGCGGTCGTCTATCCGTTCCCTGGCACGCCTGAAGGCAACACGGCCGAACCGTACGAGTACCTGAACTATCAGGCGCAGATCAGCATCTTCGGTGCGACAGCAACCCAGGCCGAACGCGGGTTCGACGACGTGAATGCCGCCCTGATCGGCCGGCGCCTGGACGTCGCCGGGCGGTCCACTTACCCGGTCCAGGCACCCCCTGGTCAGAGGCCGTTGAGGCGGGACGACTCCCTGCCGACGCCTGTGTATATGGCGGTCGTGGAGATCCAGTTCAAGTCTCAGCCCGCCTGACCCCATCCCGTAATTCGTAGCCCGACACCGGCAGGTGCACGGGCTCTTCGGCATGCCCGAAAGGAGCCCGTAGTGGCTACCCGCACAGCTCAGGCGGTCACCGTCGCTGGTGTCACGCCCACCTACAACGCCGCGACGGCGACGACCGGAGACAAGGTGAAGGCCGGACCTCGCAACTGGGTCCACTACAAGAACGGCTCCGGTGCCGGTATCACCGCCACCGTGTCCGGTGTCGGTCAGACCTCCTACGGGGTGGATCAGCCCGACAAGGTCTACAACATCGCTGCTGGCGCGGAACTGCTGATTCCGCTGCTTCCCGAGTTCGGCGACCCGGACGACAACGGGCTGGCCACGATCATCTGCTCGTCCGTCACCAGCGTGACGTTCGCGGCGCTGCGGATCTGACATGCCGCGCAACCGGATCAAGGTCCGATCTAAGACGACGGGCCTCACCGCAGAGATCGCCGCAGAGGCGCTCGACCACTTCCCCGACTACGAGCCCGTCGAAGCTGCGCCGGAAGCGGTGTTCGTCGAGCCTGACCTCCCGCCTGCAGAGGCGGTCGAGACCCCCAAGACTTCGCGCCGCAGCACGGCGGCCAAGACCACTGAAGAGGAGTGACCCATGGCTGCCGACCTTCTGGGCGACGGCAACGTCAAGGTGACGTTCTGCCTGACGATCGCGAACATCTCCGCGCCGACCGCGGCCGAGTGCAATGCGGGCGTGGACCTGCAGGAGTACATCACCAAGGACGGGCTCGGCATCAGCCCCGAGCAGGCCGCGGTGGACAACACCGCCCTGGCTTCGCGGGACGAGACCGAGGACGCCGGTTCGGTGAAGTACTCGATCGAGCTGACTGTGAAGCGGAAGGAAGTCTCCGCCGAGGACATCGGCTGGAACACCCTCACCGACCGGACGCTCGGCTATCTCGTCGTCCGCCGCAACATGGCGCACGAGACCGCCTACGCTGCCGGCCAGCACGTCGAGGTGTACCCGGTCCGGTGCGGCCGGCCGAACATGCAGCCGCCGGAGCTGAACGCGGCGCAGCGGTTCGTGACGAAGATGTTCAACCACTCCACCTCCGACCCGGACGCGCTGGTGGCGGCATAGTGCAGAGCATCGACGACATCCTCGGGCAGATCCGTCTGCCCGAGCGTAGCTACCAGCTCTGCGTACGGCCGGACCTTCAGGCCCAGTGGGAGCAGGCCGAAGCGGAACTGGAGGCTGCCCAACGCGGCGACTCCGGCTCTCTCGCCGGCGTCAGCGCCGCGGCCAAGGCGGCTGCAAAGAGGGTGCAGCAGATCGAGGCGGAGATGGCCGAGCACACGGTCCCCATCACGCTGCGCGCTCTCACCCACAAAGCGTGGTCTGATCTGATCGCTGCGCACCCGCCCAGGGAGGACTCTGACGACGGGCTGTGGAACGCTGAGACGTTCAGCCGGGCGCTGCTTGCGGCGTGCGCGGTCGACCCGGAGATGAGTGTCGAACAGGCCACATCGTTGGTTGATCGTCTGCCGCTCGGCCAGTGGAACGGCCTGCAGGCGATGCTGTTCGACCTGAACGCGTCCGGTGTCGACCTCCCAAAATCCAGGCGAGCCTTCGAGATTCTCCGGAACTCGCGGAAGAAGTAGCACTCGCCGCCGCGTACGGGGTGCCGCGGTCGATCCTGCTCGGTCGGCAGCGCAAGTCTGTGATCGAGCGGGAGTACGACGAGAAGGGGCGCCTGGTTCGCGAGGTGCTGACTCACGATGCTGAGTGGCTGGAAGAGGATCTCGCCTACGCTAAGGCGCACCGGCGGAACAAGCTGGACGAGTGCCCTGCTTGCGGGCTCCCTCTCTCAGAGACGACCGATCCTGAGAATGAGGGGATGTACGAGGCTCCGCCCCCGATGCGGTGCCACGCCTGCACTCCTCTGGAGCACAGGAAGAACGAGTACAGAGAGTCCCCTCCGGGGCTGCTGTTCCGCGTCTACCTGAAGGTTCGGTCGGCCCTCAGATAGAGCGCAACATCGCGTGCATGATGGCGCCCAGCACGATCCCGCCGAGGCTAAGGATCATGCCTGCGATGGAGAGGGGCCGGTTGTTGGCGGTCCCGATTCGTGCCTTCGTGAGCCCCACCCCGGAGAAGATCACGCCCACGACGGCGAGCAAGATGCCGATCCGGGCGAGCAGCATGGTCAGGTCGCACACCACGGCCAGGATGCCGACGATCAGCCCCACGAGCCCTGCCCAGTTGTGGGTTGTGGGGGCTGGCATTGGGGGCCGGTAGCCGGGGGGCGGACCCTGCCACTGCTGCTGCTGTGGCTGTGGGGCGTACAGGCCCCCGCCTGGGTTGGGCGGCTGCTGCGGGTATTGCCCGTACGGCTGTGACGGCTGCTGCGGATACGGCTGGCCGTACTGGTCGTGAGGGCCGGGGTGCGCCATGTGGGGCTCCTGAGGGAGTAGGGGTGCGCGCGTAAGACGCGCCGACAGCGGGTGCGGTTTGCACCGTTACACGACAGGACCGCTCAAGTCCTGCAATCGCGCAATTTCGGGCTCCAGGGCGGAGGTGACTCCGCCGTGGCCGACCGCACCGTAACCGTCCGCCTCGATGCCGACGTCAAGCCGTACATGTCGGCGCTGGCCAAGGCAGAGGCGGCGACGAAGCGCCTGCGGGACGCCATGTCAGGCGACCTCAAGGTTGACGCCGACACCCGTGCGGCGACGGCGCAGATTCAGGCGCTGCAGCGCGAGGTAGACCGTCTCTCTGGCAAGAGGACCACTGTCTCCGCTGACGCGGATACGGCGCGGGCGCAGGCGGAGTTGGACGAGCTTCGGCGACGCCTGGACGAGCTCAATGTCCGCCGCGTGATGAATGTGGACCTGGACGACGGGGCTGCCCGGTCGGAGCTTGGCTCGATCCAGCGGGATCTGGAGAGGCTGAACGCCACCAGCGCCGATCCCAAGGTTCGTGTGGACTCTGCGGCTGCGCTGGCGCAGGTGCGCACGATCCAGTCGGAGATGGCACGGGTCGATGGCCGGTCGGCCAAGGTCAAGGTCGACGCTGACGTGAGCGGAGCCCTCCGCAACATCGCGATCGTCGCCGCGGCACTGGCGAGCCTGCCGTCTGCAGTGTCCATCGGTGTGGGCGTGGCGGGCTTGGGCGCGGCGTTCGGTGCGGCTGCTGCTGGCGCGGCAGGATTCGCCGCAGTTGCAGTGCCTGGGATCTCTCGGGTGACGGATGCGCTCAAGCAGGCCGAGACGGCTGGCGGCGGTGCCGGCGGCGCGATGAAGAGTGCCGCCCAGAAGGCCGCCGAGGCGGCGTCCGCTGCGCTGCGGCTGGCCGAGGCGCAGGACCGGGTCACCGACAGTGCCCAGGCGGTTAAGAGTGCTCAGCAGGCCGTACGGGACGCCATGGCCGGCGTTCGGTCCGCCCAGCAGGACGCGGCTCGGGCGGCAGAGGACGCCGCTGACCGGCAGGCTCAAGCGGCCGCTCGCATCGCCGACGCGGAGCGCTCTGTCCAGGACGCTCACCGCGCCACCCAGCGGGCGATCGAGGACCTCACGCGGGCACGTGAGAGGGCCCAAGAGCGAATCGAGGACCTTGCTCTGGCGACGGAGCGCGGGGCTCTCTCGGAGGAGAGGGCTCAGCTCAGCATCCGCCGAGCGCGGGCCGAGCTGCAGCGCATCCTGAACGATCCCAAGGCGTCCGCGCTGGATAAGGAAGACGCCGCGCTCCGGCTGCGAGAGGCCGAACTGTCTCTGCGCGAGATCCAGGAGCGCAACGGAGACCTCGCCAAAGAGCGCGAGGAAGCCGACCGGAAAGGCGTCGAAGGCTCAGACGAAGTCGTCGCAGCCAAGGAGCGGATTCTCGACGCCCAGCAGCGTGAGGCGGACGCTGAGCGGGCTCTCGCGGACGCTCGGGCGGAGTCGGCGCGTGCCGCCCGCGACGGGGCACGTGATGTCGCCGATGCGAACACTCGCGTCGCTGACGCTCAGCGGAAGGTGGCCGACGCCCAGCAGGCGCTGGTTAAGGCCCAGCGTGACCACCTGAGGGCCGTTCAGGCGCTCAAGGTTGAGCAACTCCAGCAGAAGGCTGCCCTGGAGCAGACTGGCGGCGCTGCTGGTGGGGCCGCGTCGAAGATGGCGGAGCTGTCGGCGGAGGAGAAGAAGCTCGCTGCGGCGATCAAGTCGTTCCAGGAGGACTACCTCGCCTGGCAGAGGTCGCTACAGCCGGACGTTTTCTCTGTCATTGAGAAGGGGCTCGACGTCCTCCGGGTCGGCATGGACCGGGCAACGCCGCTGGTCAAGGGAGGAGCAGCAGGTCTCGACCGGTTTGCCGACTCCGCGAAGAAGGCGCTGGAGTCCAAGGAATGGACCAACTTCTTCGACGACCTCGGACGACGGGCCCCCGACGCAATCGCCGGCCTCGGCAACGCCGCCATCAACGTGGCAGGCGGGCTGCGCGGCATCGTCGAGGGGTTCCTGCCCTACACGGGGCCCCTGACGGACTGGGTGGAGTCCATCACCCAGGACTTCGAGGACTGGGGGACCAACCTCAAGGACAGCCCCGAGTTCAAGGAGTTCCTGGCCTACGCCGCCGAGCAAGGGCCGAAGGTCGCAGAGATCGTCAGGAACATCGCCGAATTCATCGGCAACGTGGCTGCAGCCGGCGGCCAGCTTGGGCCTGGCGTTCTCGACTTCTTCGTGTCCTTGTCGGAGAAGCTGGCCTCTCTGCAACCTGCTCAGGTCGAAGCCATCGCGAAGGGTGTAGCGGCGATCTTCACGGCTGCCAAGCTGGGCACCACGCTCAAGCTCGGCGGGTTCGTGCTCCTCGCTGACGTGCTGTCCAAGATGAGTCCCGGCCAGATTCAGGCTCTCGCGATTGCCATCGTTGCGACTGTCAGCGCCGTGAAGGGCTACCAAGCCGTGACAGGCGCGGTCGAGTGGTGGCAGACCCTGTCCGGCAGCCTTGACAAGGCGGGCAAGTCTGCGGAGGGTGCCAAGGGCAGGTTCTCTGGCCTGTCGGGGACGCTCAAGGCCGGCGGCATGGCGGCGGTCCTGGCTGCTGTGGCGGTCGTCGCGGACAAGGTCGGCGATGCCCTTTCCGGCCTGAACCCGGACATCGATGGACTCGCCAAGCAGATGGCGAGCCTCGCGCAGCAGAGTCGGCCGGCCGCCGCTCAGCTCAACGTGTTCGGGTCGAACCTGGACACGCTGGCTGGCGACATGGCCCGATCTGGCACTTGGTTTGCGCCGGTGGTGGGCCAGTTCGAGTCCTTGGGGGACACGGTTGGTCGTCTGACGAGCAGTAACCCGTTCGCGCAGCTCACCACCGAGGTGGCGTCCATGGCGTCGTCCGTCACGGGCGACCTGTACAGCATGGACACGGGTCGGCAGAGGCTGGAGAACTTCGACAAGACCCTCACCCAGATGGTGCAGAGCGGCAACAGCAAGCAGGCCGCGGCTCTGTTCAACGAGCTTGCCAAGCAGGCTGGGCTCGCTGGCGGGGACGTGGACAAGCTGCGGGCTTTGCTGCCTGGCTACAGCTCGGCTGCTGCGGCTGCCCAGCAGGCGACGGCCCCGACCGGGGACGCGCTGAAGGATCTGGGGAACTCGGCGGATGGGGCGGCCACGAATGTGGACACGCTCCGCTCGGCGATCAGCCAGCTCACCAGCCTCACGGCTACTGCCATGCAGTCGGAGATCAACTACAAGCGGGCGGTGGATGACGCAGCCGCCTCCATCAGGGAGAACGGCCGAGCCCACGACACCAACAGCGAGGCCGGGCGTCGAAACCGTGAAGCGCTGATCGGGCTGGCGGAGAAGGCCAACGCCTACCGGGACGCTCTCATCGAGCAGGGCACTCCGCTCGATGAGGTGACTCGGAAGGTCGGCGCGCAACGGGATTCCTTCATCGGCCTGGCGGAGAAGATGGGCTTCTCACGCAAGCAGGCCGAGGAACTCGCAACCAAGTTGGGTTTGATCCCAGGCAACGTGAAGACGGACGTCAAAACGCCGGGCGGCAAGGAAGCCCTCGACCTCATCCGAGAGTACGAGAAGAAACTCCGAGAGCTCGACGGCAAGACGATCACCACCACGATCCGCGAGTACTACATCCGCAAGCAAGAGAACCTCAAGGCCCGCGCCGGCGGCATCTTCGCCTACGCCGAGGGCGGCATTCAACGGTTCGCTGCTGGTGGGCGTAGCACGCCGCCGAACATGGCGACCGGCCCGACCATCTTGTACGGGGAAGGCGCCGACCAAGAGGCGTTCATCCCGTACGAGCAGCGCTACAGGTCGAGGGCGATCGATCTACTCTCGCAGGTGGCGTCCGATTTCGGCCTGGAGGTTTACTCCGCTCAGGCCTCGCAGCAGGTGCAGAGCCTGACGAGCGCGATCGATGCGACGAGCATGCAGGTCGGTACCGGCCTGACAGGCGCGGTGAGTGCTCTGCAGGCGACGCTGGGGCAGGCTGGTTCGCTGACCTCGTCCATCTCGCAGGTCGGGGCCTCGGCGGAGCAGCTTGACCAGTCGTGGCTGGCTGGCTCGCAGGTCATCGGGGACTCGATCAACCTGCTCGGCGCGGGCGTGGACGGGCTATCCGGCAGCGTGTACGAGCTGACGCAGACGATGGCCGCGATCGGCTCCAAGGGCGCTGTGGGAGCGTCAGCGAAGAAGACCACGGGCTCCCTCAAGGGCAAGTCGGGCGGTTTCGTCGAGGGCAACCAGCCCAAGAAGCCGGCTGGTGGCATGGTGTCTGGCTCTCAGCCGGTCTCTGGGTATGCGTCGAGCGGTCCGGTGAACGCCAGCAAGGTGTCCAAGCCTCAGCAGATCTCGGGCTCCTACGGTGGCCTGGGCGGCTCGTACGGCGCGGGCTCGAACGGCTCGGGAAGTGCGAGCGTCGCCCCGCAGGTGACCAAGACGGTCAACTTCTACGGGACCACCGTGAAGGAGACGGTCGACTCCGACATCTTGTGGGCCAAGGCCGACCTGTACACGCGCGGCTGAGCCGCCTTTCAACATCAACACGTGAGGAGGGCAGGCTCAGCCATGCCTTGGGATCCAAACAGCGGCCAGACGTTCGGCGAGTACATGAGAGACGGGGAGCCGCTCGGAGAGGGCCGCACCGCTGACGTGGTCGTGGGGGAGCGCACCTTCCTGACCACTGATCAAGTGCGTGAGGGGACCCGCGACGACGGAACCCGCTTCCAGCATCGGATGGATCAGCGCGGCCATGAGGTGATCCGAGAGACCAGCCCGGACGGCCGCGAACGCCAGCACGTCCGCATCAACCTGCCTTAGGAGGGCGTTGTGGCGTTGCAAGACGGCGTGTTCTCCGACACGTGGATCAAGGCGCTCGGGAACACGATCGCTCTCGACCTGGATGACACCACGCCGGGCGTCCACAAGGGGGCGCTGTTCACGGGGTCGGTCGCGGGCGGCACGATCGATTTCGATCAGACAAACCCGGCGTACGGATCGAGCCCGTGGAACGCCAACGAGGCCAGTGGGCCCGGCTACACGGCAGGCGGTCTGAACATCACAGTGGTGTCCCTGGGCGTGCTGTCCACCGCGAACAAGATCGGGTGGAAGATCAGCACTCTGCTGTGGACGTCCACCACGATCACCGCAGAAGGGCTGCTCGTCTACACGTCGACCCTGTCCAATCGGGCGCTGCTGTACCGGTGGTTCGGTCAGCCCTACCCGACCGCTGACGGCGATTTCCAGATCACGTTCCACGCTGACGGCGTCTTCCGCGAGAAGCTGCGCGCCGCCGCCTAACTCCGCTGTTTCGACCTTCGACCCTCGCCGACGTGCGGGGGTTTTCGCATGTAAAGGGGGCCGAACGTGGCCAAGTCTGGATATTCGATCACGACGGAGGGGGCGGTGGCGCTGTCGGCTGCCACCGCCAAGACCATCCTGGGCGTCAAGAGCGGCGCGACGACCGCCAATCATGGCGTGGACTGGACCCGGTACAAGATCGGTTTCGATGGAACGTCCGCTGCTGCTGTTCCCGTCCTGGTCGAGCTGTGCGCGTGCTCTTTCGGGGCGAATCCGCCGGGAACCGCCAGCACGTCGGTGACGATCAACCAGGTGCGAGGTCGTCTGGCGTCGACCGGCTTCTCGGCGGCGAAGAACTGGACCACCGAACCGACCACGATCGTCGTCATCGACTCGTTCCTGCTGACACCGAACGGCGGCACCGTCCTGTACGACTTTCCGCTGGAGACGAACCCCGACTCGCCGCTCGGCGAGGGGTTCGTGATCCGCTGCACGGCACCTGCCGCAGTCAACGTCAGGGCGTCCATGGGCTTCGAGCGCTGCTGATGGCGATCGCGATTGCCACGTCGCCGCCGCTTGTCTCTACCGCCTCTGCGACGTCGCTGCCCACCGCCGCGTTCGACGCGCCCGCTCAGAGCCTGCTGGTCGCCTGCACGATGATCGGCGGCCTGGCTGCGCTGTCCAACTCCGGCGCCGCGCTGACGTGGACACAGCGGCACATCACCGCTGACAACAAAGACGCCATCTGGACTGCCCCCGTTCCCGATGCCCGAACAGGGATGACGGTGACGGTGGCGCGGGACACAGCCGCGACCTTCGTGGGCGGCTTCTCCGTGTACGTGTTGACCGGCGCCGGGCTGAGCAATCCAATCGGGGCGACCGGTAACGGCACCAGTACCACCAACAACATCACGCCGACCGGCTACAACTCCACGATCGCCAACTCGCGCGGGTTCGCTGTCGCCCGGGACACCGCTGCTGGCGGCACACCAACGTCGACCGATGACGAGCAGGCGTGGGTGCGCGGCATCAACACCGCCGGCATGAGCGTCGTCAAGGCAGCCAACACCGCCACCCCCGGCACAGGCGTGACGTTCAACTTCGATGCCTTCGGCACCTCCGCCGCGAACTGGACGTGGATCGCGGTGGAGATCACCGAAGAGCAGCCGATCCCCCCGACCCGCGTCTGGACGCCTCCGACCGCCGTGCATCGCGCTGCGAACTGGTAAGGGAGGGGTGCGGTGGCCCGCTCCGGACGCTCATTTCCGAACCGCCCCATCGTTGCCCGCCATCCCCGCATGTTCGGCAACAGCGTCACCCTCGGCGCGTTCGAGCTAGAGGTTGAGTTCCCGGCGATAGCGGTCACCACCCCGGACGCGCGGGTCCTGCTCGGCCCGTTCGAGACCGAGATTGAGTTCCCGCCTTTGGCGTTCTCGTACGATCAGCGGCCCACGCTGGGCGTGTTCGAGATCGGGGTCGAGTTCCCGCCGCTGTCGATCACAGTGCCGATCAAACCCGGCGACTCCCTGACAGGGGCGGCGGGGGAGGTCGAGTGGAACGGCACTCTGTGGGGGCCCAGCACGAGCGTAAGAGTGCTGCTGCCGGTGCAGGGGTGGATGGGCACACCGAACATCGACAACCTCAACGAGGAACGCCCCAACAGACACGGCGCGTGGGATGCGCGCAAGCTGGCCCAGCAGCGGCTGGTCACGCTGAAACTCCAACCGGACTCAGCGTCCGACCCGACGCAGATCGACACGCTTCTCGACCAGATCGCCGCAGTCACAGGCATCCCCGACAGTGAGGATCCTCTGCCGCTGGTCGTCAAGTCGTACGGGGAGCCGCGGCTGGCCTACGGGCAGATCATCGCCCGCGACATCGAGCTGGACGAGGCGTACAACGTGGGCTTGCCCACAGTGAGCGTGCTCGTGGCGTGCGCTGACCCGCGCCGGTACAGCTTGGAGCGGCGCGGCGCGACAGTGCCGTTGGAGAGCGTCACAGGGCTCGGAAACGCGGGCAACATCGCCACGCATCCGCTCATCCGGGTCGAAGGGCCCGCCGTGGATCCGACCCTGGCGAACCAGACGTCCGGCCGGATCCTGGAGCTGTCCATCACTCTGACCGGCGGACAGCTCCTAGAGATCGACACCGACAACGGCACGATCACCCTGGCAGGCGAGTCCCGCATGAGCGCCTTGACCGGCGCCAGCGTCCCGGTCCAAGACTTCGTCCTAGCGCCAGGACCGAACGACATCCAGTACAGCGCGACCAGCGGCGGAGCCAACGGCGCGGACTTCCTCTGGCGTGATGCCTGGCTGTAGGTGACGGGGGTGAGTGGTGCCCGCCGTCATCCGCTCGTGGACCCAAGGGATCGGCCCTAATACCGCGACGTGGCAGGTTAACGCCCCCACAGGCGTCACGGCGGGGATGTCGCTGCTGGCGTTCCTGAGTGTGGACGGGGGCGGCGTCGCCAACATCACCGGCGGCGGCACCTGGCAGCAGATCGGCCACATCGCCGGCACGCCGGGCGTCCTGACGGCGGTGGACGTCTGGTGGCGGCTCGGCACCAACGCCGAGCCGTCCCAGTACACGGTCAACCAGGCCGGCACCGCGGACGGCGTGTGCGTCGTCGTCGCCATCGCGGGGGCGGTCACTACTCAGCCGCAGGTCGGACTGGGGAATGCATTCACCAACAGCCAGGCGGCCATCTCGCCGTCGATAGTCCCGGCTACCTCTTCGGGATTGGAATTCCGGTTCGCCGCCGGTACCCCATCGAACGTGGCCGTCAGCTGGTCGACGCCAGTCGGCTTCGATGAGCTGGCGGACATCCAGTCTGAGGACGACGTGTCCGGGCAGGTCGTGTGGCGGCGTGTGTCGAGCACGACGGCAACGGGGCAGCAGTTCCACCTGGCGAACGCCAGCCTCCTGTGCCTGGCAGCGCTCGTCGTGGTCGTGGAGTCGTCCACGGCGCAGGTGCCGGACCCGCCCGTCGTGCAACCTTTCACACCAGGTCGCGGAACCAGCCGCTACCGGTATGTGGTCACCCGGCTGCTGGACCGCACCTACCTCGGCGACCTGGATCTGAAGGGCGTCTCGTTCGACAAGCGGATCTTGCAGGCGGGCAGCTTCAGCGCCACGATCCCGATCCCTAACCGGCGGGTCCGCTCTCAGGTGGCCGACATCATCCCGCTGGACGACACCGTCCTAGACCGCGGCCCTGGTGTGATCACGGTGCAGATCTACAGGGATGGCGATCCGTGGGGCGAGTACTGGATCACCGCAGCGACAATCGGGCGCTCCCGGAGGGGTACGCCTGCTGTGCAGCTCCGGGGCTCCACCCTGGACGCGTATCTCAGCCATGTCGAGATCCAGAACGATCTTTTTTACACCAACACGGACCAGATCGACATCGCGCGCGCCCTGCTCAATCACGCGCAGGCTCAGGCCGGTGCGAACATCGGCCTGGCCCTGCAATCGGGCACGTCAGGCGTGAAGCGGGACCGCACCTACTTGGACAGCGAGGGCGGCACCTACGGGCAGCGGCTCGTCGAGCTCGCCCAGGTCGACAACGGCTTCGAGTGGGCGATTGACCTCGCGCTCGTCTCCGGCGTGCTGGAACGTCAGTGGCGCTGGGGGTACCCGACGCTTGGGCAGGCCGAACCACAGCACGTCCTGGTGGATTCGGCGCACGGCGGCGACATCTTGGAGTGGAGTGAAGAGATTGACGCCCTCCGCGGGGCGACGAGGTGGCGGGCGCGCGGCTCGTCCATCTCGACGGACGCCTCTACGTCGGCGACTCCGCTCGTGTCCACCGTCGCGTCCGCGACCGCTCATCTGGCCGCAGGCTGGCCGCGGCTCGACCGGACGATCTCATATCCGACGGCGACCGTGCAGGCCACGTTGGACGATTACGCCGCGTTCTGGGCAGCGAAAGCGCCGGGCGCGCTGCGCGTGGACCAGGTGACGATCGCGCTCGGCGCCAACCCCACGCTCACGCCGAACAGTCTCGGCGACACGGCGATGATCAAGCTGGACAACGAGTGGCACGTCCGCCAGTCCCGGATCCGGCGCGTGATCGGCATGCGAGTCACCCCTACCAGCCGTGACTCCGGCAAAGAGGAAGCGCAGCTCGTGCTTGAGGGACAGGAGGCCCCGGGTGCCTGACGTTTTCCCCAACGATTTGATGGGCGAGATCCGGCAGCTCCAGCGAGATGTCGAGGAGCTCAAGGCCCTCATGCGTTCCCAGCCAGGCAAAACCGTCGCGTCGCAGGGGTGGGCCATGCACTCCATGACGGCACCCGACACCTCCGGCCTCCCATCAGGCGCAGGGCATGTCTACTTCCGGGGCGGCCTGCTGCGGTACCGCGCGGCTGGCAACGTCGGGGAGGTGACGCTCCCGGCGCCCGTCGTTCTGGCCGACATGGGTGACATCGCCACAGCCGATGCTGGATCGACGTACACGGCTACCGTGCAGCAGTTGATCAACGAGATCAAGACGGTAGTCAGGGCCTTCCGCGCCGACGCGCGCTCGAAGGGCCTCATGCAGTAGCTGCCCCCATAGTCGTGCCGTCCCGCTACCGAGGATGGGCGGGACGGCACCCCAATCACGAGGGGATGTGCATGAAGCGGTTCGTTCCCCTCGCCGAGCACCCGTTCGAGCTGCTGTTCGGGCTGCTGTTCCTGCTCAACGGGACAGCCATCTCGTTCGGGGCTGGACCACCTGCCAGCATCAACGCCACCCTCCCTCCCGCCGTCGTTCTGGCTTGGGGGGCGATCCAGCTACTGGCGGGGCTGCTCATCGTCGCCGGGATCATTCTGCGCTACTGGCGCCCAAGCCTGCTCCTGCTCGGGCTGCGCCTGGAAAGGGCCGGCTTGTGGCCGCTCGCCGCGGCTGTCTCCGTCTACGGAGTGGTCGTGGTCCGCTACGCCGGCGCCCCAGCCGTCTACACCGCGGGCGTGCTCGCCGCTGTCGCTGCCGCCTGCGCCGCGAGGGCAAGAACGCTGGCACGTCTGGAGAAGACCATCATCAAATACTCGGGAGGTGCGGGTGGCGACTGAGTGGCTGACGCCCGCGGTGATCACCTTGCTGGGCGGCGGCCTCACGTCAGCGCTTGGGGTACTCGTCAAATCTCGCATCGACTTGAAGAAGGCACGACTGGACGAGGAACGGCAGCCGATCGAGCTGGAGAACGTGTTCATCGGCGGCGCCGAGAAAGCTGTCGCTGCGCTACAGGTGGCGTTGGACCGGGCAGAGTCCACGATCAACCGCCTGGAGCAGGCGCTGACCGAACGGGATCAGAAGCTTCAAGAGCGCGACCTTCGGATCGCTGAGCTGGAGATGGAAGTGACCCGGACGCTGGCACGTCTGGCCCGGCTACAGGACCAGTGCGAGAAGCTGCAGACCCGTCTGGCTGACCTGCGGATCGATCCGCGTGAGGGAGAGACGCCGTGAGAGCTGGTGAGCCGCCCATCACCCGGCGTGCCGCGCACAACTCAGGAACCGGCAACAAGCCGCCGCGGCGGGTGGTCATTCACGCCACCTGCCCCGGCGTCGGCTATCCGGCCGCGTCAAAGAAGGGCGCTGCGTCAGGGACGGCGAAGTACTTCCAGATGCAGTCCTCAGGCGGCAGCGCCCACTACATCTACGACTCCTCCCGGCATGAGGAGCACTGCGTTCCCGAGAACACGATCGCCTGGCACGCGCCCCCGAATCCGCACACGATCGGGATCGAGATCTGCGGCGAAGCCTCTTACACGCGCGAGCAGTGGCTGTCGTCAGAGGTGTGGCCGGCGGTCGAGGAGGCCGCGGCCCGCACCCGGGAGCTGTGCCTGCGCTACGACCTGCCGATGAGGAAGCTGACCGTGGCGCAGGTGCGTGCGGGCGCGGCCGGCGTGTGCGGCCACGTGGACGTTTCTCTCGCCTTCCGGCAGACAGACCACAGCGACCCGGGCCGGCACTTCCCCTGGGACGAGTTCATGCATCTGGTCAACAGCGACGGCGAGGGGCCCGATCCTGTCACCTCGCGGACGGAGGACATCGTGAACGCTCTGCCCGTTCTGTCGGTTGGCGCTGACTGCTACGACGTGAAGACCGTCCGGGCGCTGCTGTTCGCCCGCGGTGGCCTCAACGAGAAGGTGTACGGCGGCGCTGTGGGCTTGCGCTCGTGGCAGGAGTCCACCAAGTACGACGCCGCCCTCAGCGAGGACGTGAAAGCCTTCCAGCGCCGCTCCAAGCTCGCCGATGACGGCGTGGTGGGCCCGCTGACGTACGCCGCTCTGCTGAGGGTGTCGTGAGCGACGGTCTTCTGGCCCGGTGGTGGCCGCTGCTCTACCAGACGTCTCTTCCACGGCATCCCGAGCTCGTGGAGGAGAGCACGCCTGAGCGCGTGCCGGGCCTCGTCGACGAGGCCAACTGACGAGCCCTCTGCGGCTCACCCAGAGCGTCCCCGCACGGCGGTGGGCGCTCTCTTCGTATTCACCTCATCGAGGAGCATCCTCAAAATGCGCATCACCAAGAGCGCGATCGTCCTGTCCGCTGCCGCCCTCGCGGCCGGTCTCGTCGGCGCTGTGCCGGCGTCTGCCACTGCTGACGTGCCGGGCCTGCAGATCACGCAGGTCGGCTACAACGCGTACGGCCCGGACACGATCTACAACCGCAATCAGGAGTTCGTCGACGTCAAGGCCGACGGGGCCGCGGGTCGTGCCGTGAACGTCACCGGCCTGACTGTGGCCGACCAGTGGGGCAAGTCCCACGAGGGCGCGGACGACAACCCGCACGGCTGCAACACCTACAAGGTGACGTCGTTGCCTGGCATCACTCCGATCGACGGCAACGTGCTCCTGCCTGCCGGGCACACGATCCGCGTCTACTCGGGCGCTGGCACGCCGTCCGTGTCCGCGGGCGGAACGGTGCACGCCGTCTACATGGACTCGCGGTGCGGCTACCACGGCCACATCTGGGGCAACGGCGGTGACACCGCCTGGATCACCCTCGGGTCGAACAGCGAGAGCTTCGCCTACGACTTCGACAACGGCTACACGGTCAAACCCTGAGGAGGGTGTCATGAACGTTGGTAAGTACGCGAAGACCTTCGTCGCCGCGCTGTTCGCCGCTGTGGTCGTCGCCAAGTCCGCGGTCACCGATAGTGTGATCTCTCCGCAGGAGTGGATCGACATCACACTGGCGGTGCTCACGTCTCTGGGCGTGTGGGCGGTGCCGAACGCTCGGCGGTCTGAGGACCTGCCGCGCTAGTCTGGTTTGTACGTCCGAGCATCCATCGGGGTAGCGTCCGGAGCGCCACTGGTTCGGCAGCCCGCCAGCGGCTTCCGCCCCCGGTCCAGGTCCGGCGCGAACCGCTGGCATTGGTTCGCCTACTCCGATGGATGCTCGGACCTCCTGCCTCTGCCACGGGAGACCGTGGCACCCGCATGAGCGGTACAGCGGCGGGACTCCAGCAAGAAGCCCTCGCTCTCCTTCGGGAGGGCGAGGGCTTCTTTGCGTTGTTCAGGGCTGTACGCGCTCGATCTCGATGGCCAGCACGCCGAGCGCTTCCTTCTCTGGCCCGTAGATGCGGCGAATGTTGGCGAGCTGCTGCTCACGCGAGGAGTCGGGATTCACGCGCTCCGGCCCCTCGGTGTCGAGCAGTTCCTCGAAGCTGTCGTAGACCGCAACCCGTACGACCTTGGTCAGGCACTCATCACCGTCGCATCGGAACAGGATGCGCTGCCCAGCGGCGAGGTCGCGCAGGTTCGAGTAGAGGACCCGGACCTCGACGGACTTGCGGCCAGCAGAGACCAGATCGAAGTAGGGGCGGTAGAGGTTCATGTCGCGTGCCGGGGTCTCCCTGCGCTGCCAGCCATCGAGGCTGAAGGCGTCGCCGCGCTGGTAGGCGCCAAGGCCGGCGCGGATGTAGGAGACGACGTCGCCAGGCAGATCGTCCAGGGGGAACCATTCGATCTTGTCGCACTTGCTCGGTTCGGCATTCACCGGTTCCCCACCCCATCGGCTCGTGGCGAAGAAGACGCCGATGCGGGCCTGGCCGTCGGGGTCGGCGTGGTGGCAGACGCCGGCGAAGTCGAGGTCTGCGGGGTTGATGTCGATGCCCAGCTCCTCGCGAGCCTCCCGTGCGGCCCCCTCAGGTAGGGTCTCGCCGGCGTCGAGGCAGCCCCCCGGGACGGACCAGAGGCCGTCGGCGAACCCCGTGTTGGCTCGCAGCAACAGCAGGACCTTGTCCCCCTCGATGAGGATCAGGTGGACGCCGACGTGGGGCCGGAACGGTTCAGGTGTGGACATGGCCGTGCTCCCCGTGGTGGCGATGAGTCGTGGGTGTCACGCTACGCGGCCACACGGGGAGCACGGGGTCTGTTTGCCGGGATGGATCTAGACGTCGCTGCCGGGCAGCTGGGCGCTGGCCATCGCGTGGACCATGGCGGCGAGGTGGTCGGCGAGCTGCTCCGGCGTGCGGTTGTCGGTGTGCAGGTGGTAGGCGGTGGAGTCAGTGTCGGCGATCTGGTCGTAGTGGTCCTGCAGCCGTCGCAGCAGGGCGCGGTCGGCGATGAGGTCGCGATCGGATGCGGTCTGGTCGGGTTTGCCGGTCATCCGCGCGGTCAGCTCGTCCAGGTCGGTGTGCAGGTAGACGGTCAGGTCCGGCTGGGCCAGGTAGCCGACGAAGGGCGCGATGGTCGCGACGACGGTGCCATTGTCGAGGCCGTGGACGGCGGAGTGGTTGGCTATAACGGAGTTGATGTAGCGGTCGGCGACGGCATGCCCGGTCTCCAGGGACTGGCGGGCCAGGTCGGAGGCGTGTAGCGCCCCGGCGAGGTAGAAGGCCAGCTGCGGTAGCGCCTGGGCGTGGGCGTTGATGTACGGCTGCAGATCAGAGACTGGGGCGGGCACCGTGTGGAAGGCACGGCAGTCCAGCCGTTCGGCGAGGTGTCGGGCGAGGGTGGACTTGCCGGATCCGCTGATGCCCTCCAGGACCACGAAGATGCCCGATCGTGCTGTCTTGGCCGGCTGGTAGGCGGCGGGCAGCTGGTTGCTGATGCCGGGGGCGATGATGGTCATCAGAGGGTCCCTTCGGTGAAGGCGTCCAGGTGGGCGGAGACGGCCGCCAGCAGGCCGGCCGGGTCTTGTGCGTACGGGGTGACGTCCAGGCGGAGGTCGGGGCGAAGTAGACACGGGCTGAGCTCGCCGGCCGAATCCAGGCGCAGCGCCCAGAACCCCTCGATGCACTGCGCTCGCTTGGGGCAGGTGGTGCACTGGCCGACGTGGTGGCGGCCGAGGGAGGCGTCGATGACCTCGATCGTCATTGGTCCGCGCTGGCCGGGGACGTTGAAAACGTGGCGCCCCTGTCCCGTACCGGAGGTGACGACCTCCCCGCTGGTGGCGATCGAGCGCAGGTAGGCGGTGATGTCCCCGGAGGGGACCTTGGCGCTCAGCTGGTTGTGGTCGGTGTCGACCAGCTCGATGATCTGCAAGCTGGTGCCGAGCTCGCGCGCGTAGGCGATGATGTCCATCACCTCGTGCGCGTTCTGCTCCTGCAGCAGCAGGTTCAGCTCGACGATCGGGATTACCTCGATGGCGGCCTCGATCCCGGCCTTGATCTTGGCGATGTCGCCCGGCTTGCCTTCCGCGATGGCGGCGATGGAGGCGTCGGAGAAGTAATGCAAGCTGACCTTGATCCGGTCGAGTGCGGTGGCGGCCAGCCAGTCGAGGTCCTTGGTGAGGGTGAGCCCGTTGGTGATGAGCGTGGTGGTGTAGTCGCTCATGTCGTGTGCGGGCAGGCCCTGCAGGATCGGGCGGGCCAGCGGGGACAGCAGCGGTTCGCCACCGGTGAAGAAGACGCGGCGGATCCCGGCGGCGGTCATCGCGTTGATCGCGGTCAAGAAGTCGTCGGCTCCCATCGCCCGCCGACGGGGCTGGATGGTCCGGTCGTGGTGGGTGATCCGGGGCGGGATCTCTCCTTCGTTGTGGCAGAACCAGCACCCGAGCTGGCAGCGGGGAGTGAGAGAGACTCGCAGCTGGCCGCCGCGGCGGGCGAAGTCGCCGCCCAATGGCGCCGCAGTGGGGAAGCCGAGCGCGGTCGGTGGCATGATGCCTCCTCTGGTCCGGTGTGACTCCAGAAAGCCCCGAACCGGTGCCCCATGCAGGCGCGCTTGCATAGGTCGGCAACGGTTTGCATGTACTGCAAACCGGCGTGCCTCCAAGGCGTTGGCCAGCTACGGTGAAGCGGGGACTCTCTTCTGTGGAGCAGCCGATGACACTGCGTCACGCTGGCGAGATCGTAAGAGCAGCTCGACAGGCCAAGGGCATGACGCTGGCCGATCTTGGCCGGTTGACGGGGTATTCCGCCTCTCAGGTCTCTCGCCTGGAGCGCGGAATCGTGCCCCTGACCGACACGGTGGTGCTGCGTAGTTTTGCTTCCGCGTTGGGATTGTCGCCAAGGGCGGTTGGGCTTCTCCCCGACGCCGGCGTCCACGCCGCGACGGATCACGCTGTTACACGCCGCCATGCTGCGGATACATTACGTGGTGGGAGTCATGACGACGAGGGGACCGATCCGATGCGGCGTCGCACACTGCTCACAGCAGCCGGACTGAGCATCCCGCTGTCCCTACTCCAACGCCTGGACGACGCCCTGGCGGTGCCGCCGCAACCGGACGGCATGGCCGAGCCGGCACAGATCGCCCAACGGCTACGGTCAGCGCGCCACCAGTTCGACGCTGCCGAACTGGCCGCCCTTGTAGCGGCCCTGCCCGGACTGCTCGCCTCAGCGCGAGAAGCAGCCGAACGGGCCGACAACCCGGCAGGGTGGGCGCTGGTCTCGGCGAGCTACAACCTCGCCACCGACACCCTCAACAAGATCGGCAACAAGTCGTCCGCCCGGCTCACCGCGGACCGAGCGATGCTGTACGCCGACCGGTCACAGGACCCCGTCGCCAAGGCGGCCTCGGCGCGCGCACTGGGCATGATGCTGCGCACCCAAGGCCGCCCCGACCTCGCCACCGCCGTCATGACCAACGGCATCGACCAACTGGCGACGACCGGACACCAGACGACTGCCCAAGCCAGCATGTACCTGCGGCTGCTGTGCGCCCGCGCCTACACCTACGCCTGGGCCGGAGACCGGCAGCGAGCCCTCGACGGCATCGCCGAGGCCGAGCAGGCAGCCGGCCGGATCCCGGCAATGAAGCCCACTGCCTTGCCGTTCGCGACGCTCTACCGCGTCGACATCCACTACGCGCTCGGCGATGCCGGCGCAGCCGTGCACGCCGCTCGGGACCTGCGAGACGAGATGTACCCGACGCCCGAGCGGCGCGGGCGTCTCCACACTGACCTCGCCCGCGCCTACTGGCGGTGGGGCAGGCCCGAACAGACCGCGGCCGAGCTGTTGGCGGCGTACCGGCACGCGCCGGCGGAGGTGCGGGATAGGCCGTCAATCCGGCGGATCGCGGCCGAGGTGGTGGAGCGCCACCCGTGCGTCGCTGGTGTGCGCCAGCTCGCCACGGCGATTGCCCGCCCTCCCGCTATGCCCGCCGCCATCTGACTGGCCTTCGGCAACGAGAAGCCCCCGCCCGGTCCTCGCGGATCGGGCAGGGGCTGCTTCGCGTTGTACGGCTACTGTTCGCGGTATCCCTCGCTCGTGAGGTCGACGCGCCGGTTGTGAAGGTAGCTCTCGACCTCGCCCGGGTCGGAGAACGAGCGGATGTCCTTGTCGCTGATGCCGTCCACCGTGAAATCCTCGGTCACCTCGTTGCCGTTGACAGTGATGGTGATCGTGTCCGTGCCCCAATCGGGCTTGTCGTTCTCGCGAGTGAAGGTGATCGTGCGCGGGGCCATGGTGACGATGCGGGTCGGCCACCCGGCTACCTCGGCCTCTCCCTCGATGACGTACAGCAGTTCGTCGTCGCTGTCGCCGTAGCCCTGCTCCGTTGCCCATGTCTGCGCGTCAGCGGGGAGGTCGTGCCAGGTGATGGTCGACTCGGCGAGTTCGGTTGCGCCCTCCGGCATCCGGTCGCCAGACGTGGCAGAGATGAGGGTGTACGTGGTCACGGTGGACTCCTGGGGGATGAGGTCGATGGGGACGATGGCTGCGACTCGGCGGCCGTGCCGGGTGATGTAGGTGATCTGTCCGGCGTACTCTGCGCGGTTCACCAGGTCCCCGAACTTGGCGCGTCCTTCGCGGAGGCCGATCTCGTTCTCGCTCACATCCATGAGAGTACACAGTTTGCATTGTGTACACAATAGGCTTTGGTCTGGGAAAACGAGAGGCTCGCCCCAAGCAGGGCGAGCCCCATGTGTCGTACGGCTAGCTCAGGCTCGACGCCAACGCCAGTACGGGTCGGAGCTCTTGTAGGTGCACTTGTAGCGGACCTTCGTCACCTTCGCGTACCCGTACCGCCCGTGCGCTGCTTTCGGACAGAACGCTCCCGGAGTGATGCACTCCCAATGGGACCCGACCTGCCGGTAGCAGGAGGCGGCGGCAGCGTTCACGTGCACTGTCGTCGCGGAAGCAGGCAGCGAAGCGACGGCGGGGGCGACCATAGCGGACCCGGCGAGGGCAGCGGACACGAGCAGGCGTCTGAGCACAGAGACTCCTGAGGTGGGGGATGGAACGTGACAAGGGTGAGACGCCGGCCGGTTGGCGGAAGTTGCCGGGAGTTGCTGTCCGGATGCGGACACAGAGAAGCCCTCACCCTGCCGTAGGCAGAATGAGGGCTCTTCCAGAAAGGGGACTACGCGTCGGCTAGGAGTCGATCGGTGGCGTCCGCGGGCGCCACATGCATCACCGCTCGCTGCGTCTCCCAACCGGGGGTTGCGTCGCCGATGCTGTGGATCGCGGAACGGAGGAAGCAGAGGGCCTTGACCATGGCGTCGGCAGGATCGTCGGCTTCGACGATCATCTGGACGTCCACCACTCCATCCGTGATGGTTGCGGCCAGATCAGGATCCTCGACTGCCGAATCGGTGTCTTCCAGGTCGAGTAGGGCGTTCATCAGGTCGTTGAGGCGCTCGTCGAATCCTGTGAGATCGCCGATGCACTGAACTTCCTGGATCGTCATGTACTTCATGGCGTGTCCTCGTCCCAACAGGTCGCTCTTCGCAGTTGGCCGAGCAGGTTCCTCTTGTAGTTGTTCCCCGATGGCGTGCACTTCACTGTCTTCATGTGAAGACCGCATGGGCACTTCATCATGAAGTACTTCTTTCCTTTATCGACATCCCAGCCTTGAGCCTCCGCGTCGGCCAGGACCTCTTCCAGCTCCTTGATCGGGTGTCGCGGTCTGACCACTTTGTCCACCTGTCGACGACTTCGAGTCTACGTTCCGGCCCAGTGCCCCGATAGACCGCCCCCGCCGTAGATTGGCATAGCGTGTGACGCGCGTCTTCCTTTTTTGGTTGACACCTGAAGATGCGGAAGTCCAGTCGCACACTCGTTCGGTCATAGGATCCTGGCGAACCACCACGCACCGGGGGAGACCGCCATGGCTGACTACGAACTGCCGCAGGATTTGATCGACGCGCAGAAGGCGTTCTACGCGGCCGAGGCGCGCTGCGCTGAGCTGGTAGCCGCTGAGCCCTCACCTGTCGCCATAGCGGCGCTGGAGGCGGAGCTGAGCGACGAGCAGCGTCAGGCCCTCGCCGCGGCGCGGGAGGAGCGGCTGCAGGCGGTCGAGGTGCTGCACCGGCATCCGTTCTGGAAGGATCTCCCGGCCGGCGACAAGATGAAGGTTCAGGCGAAGCTGCGCGAGGCCGCCAAGGGGTGAGCCCCGGCCCCATCGTGGGAAGGCCGGGGCTCACAAGCCGGCTACTGCTCGGCGACCAGCAGTGTCGTCGTGATCTCGCCGCTGCCTTTGCACATCGAGCAGGTCATGCCGTCCTTGACCTTGGCGCCCTTACAGTCCCAGCAGGTCTCGCGGATCTGGTCGGTGCTCATGGTGGTCTCCCTCTGTGGTGTCGGGTTGGGTAGTTGGTCCGTCAGACAGCGAGGTCGAGCTGCTGTAGGTGCTGGCGCTCCTGTGGTGTGAGCCCGCCGTAGATGCCGTACGGGATGTCCTCAGCGAGGGCGTAGGCGAGGCAGGCCGCGCGGGCAGGGCAAGCGGCGCAGATGCGTTTGGCGGGGCCGGCCGGGGCGCCATGCTCGGGGAACCAAGCCTCTGGGTCGGCCTCGACGCAGAACGCGCCATCCATCCACGAGGTGGCGGTCACATAGTCGTCCATGTCGGCGAGAGCGTCGATCAGCATGGGGCTTCCTTCGTCACTTTGAGTAGTTCGCGTGATGTCCACGGGATGTCTACGAGCGATGTCCCGGAGACATCGTTTGGACATCCACCCCCCGCGTACGCGCGCACGTGTGGAGAGGTCCGGGAGCGGGTGGGGCGGTCGCCGGGGGAGAGGGGCTCACTATCCGTCACTGTCCCCGCCTCCCGGGGTGTGGGACTCCAGTGGTGGCGCCGGGTCGGGCCCACCCTCTACCTGGGCCTCCCCGCCCCTGCCCGAGGGGCCATCTGGGGGTATCCGCAGCTGAGCATGTGGGCCTCCCTCGGCCGGCTTGGGGTCGTCTCCCCCTTCGGCTCGCCCGGACCGCAGCTCCTCCTCCGCCTCCAGCGCGCCCACGACCAGCTCGCGCTCCCCCGCGCTCCGCCGCCACTGCCCCTGCTTCGGCTGCTCGATCAGTCCCCTGCGCCGCCAGGCCGCCCGCCGTGCGCTCGCCCACGCGCGGCTGCGAGGCGAGACGGCGTCGTTGGACATCGCGGTGGTGACCAGGCCGGGGGAGAGGTGCACCTCCACCAGGGCCCGCAGGTGCGGGTCGGCGATCTCGGCCGTGAGCGCGTCCATCTCGCCGGGAGGCTCGATCGTCTCGCTCACCACCAGGCGGGGTCGGCCATCAGCAGCGGCCACACGCCGCCCCTTCCGGCCCGCGCGTTCCCTCGCCTCCCGGACCATCTCCCGCTGGCGGTCGCTGGCGTGCTGCAGCAGCGTGTCCGGCAGCCCCGCCCACCTGTCCCGGTAGAACGGCAGCCGGTCCGCGGTCGAGGGTTCCAGCGTGGGCGCGATCCCTTCCGTCGCCGCTGCGGCCTCCATCAGCATCACGTCCGTCACCTCCGGCGTGAACAGCAGCGTTGTGTCATCGGAGCCGGACGACTGGACGTAGAACGCTCCAGGAGGGAGCTCGCTCGTCCTGAACCGGTTCCAGCCGCGCAGCAGGAACTGGGAGTCTGCGTCGTTGCGGGTGCGGCCGGCGAAGCTCGTGGTGAAGTTCGGCAGCAGCTTTGGATGCACCGAATCCTGGTTGAAGTACTGGGTGGCGCCGTGAACGGCGAGGTTAAACGCCCGCCCTTCCGACGTCACCTTGTTGGTGTCCTCGACGATCGCCGCAGCTGCCTTGCGGGTTTTGGCCCAGATGACGCGCACCTCATCGGCGAAGATCTCCACAGCAGGCCACTCCCGGGTAGCGGGGAGGACCTGGTTGTGCTCGGGCAGCAGCAGCTCGGCGCGTAGGGGAATCATCGCCGCAGCGTCGGCCATCATCTCCGCGGCCTGCTCCTCCGTGACGGCGATCCGGTCGATCCGGGGCAGCAGGTGGGCGTACGCCTTGCCGCCCGACTTGAGGTCGATCACCCAGATGAGCTTCGGCGTGTAAGCAGCAAGCAGGGCCCGTAGGCGCAGCAGGTTGGACTTGGTGGAGCCCGTCTTGCCGCCGTACAGGCCGTGGATCGACCCGTAGCCCTCGACGAACGGCCACACGTAGAACGGCTCACCGTCGTCGGTGCAGCCCAGCCACACCGCGTCGTAGGCCGTCGTCGGCATCTGCGGCGGGTCGAACGCGACCGTGCGTGCTTCGATGCGGCCTTCCTGCCAGATCAGTACTGCTCGGGCGGAGGAGGTGTGCTTGGGGTCCTGCCTGATGTCGCGGATGCTGCCCTTCGGCCAGTGCATGCCGGTCTCGATGTGGCGGCGGGCGGCGGGCTTGTCGATGTCCTCCCGGGTGACGTTCACGGGCAGGCGGAGCGGGAAGGCCACCTGGCCGGCGCCGGTCACTTCGGGCCGGGTGACGGTGACGCCGGCGAACCCGTTCGCGGCGAACACCATCGGCAGGGTGGCAGCCCAGTTGCGGACGCGCTCGCGCAGGTGCCGCCATGCGCGCACGTCACGCGGCAGCCACCAGGCCGCGACAACGGCCAGGGTGAGGGTGAGCCAGGCCACGTTGAGGATCTCGGTCGGCCCCCACACGGTGGCCGCTGTCATCCACAGGCCGAGCACTACGAGCGCTCCGGCTACCGTGTCGGCCTGCACGGGCAGCACGCCCGTCCGGTCGACAAGCACTCGCGCTGCAGCGGCCAGAACAGCCATCGCCATGGCCACGGCTGCCCACGGGGCGGCCAGCAGGTGAGCGGCAGCAGCGAAGACGTACAACGCCGAGCACGCCCACCAGACGGCGTGGAGGTCCCGGTGCCGCCACAGCCGCCGTCCGATACGCCGGGCGAGCCACCATCCCGGTACTCGCGCCAGCCACCACAGGAGCGGAACCGGCCACACCAGCAAAAGGACAGGCAGCGGCAGGCGCACGAACCACGGCGCCTTGCCCTCAGGGAGGGGAGGTGCTGGCACCAGCTCAGTGCCTGTCCCGCCCTCGCGGTGAGCGGTCAGTGCTCCCCGGGCTGGGCGCCGCATCAGATGCCACAGCGTCGCGGCGACACCGACGAGGAGCAGTGACAGCAGCATCAGGTGTCCTCAGGGGAGGGGAGCGTCTGCGGCGGGTCGAGTGAGCCGATGCCGGCGGCGAGGACCACCAGGACAGCAGCGATGCCATGGAGAGCGTGCCAGCAGAACCGGGCGCACGCGGCCAGCAGGAGTAGGGCGACAACGACGGCGATCTGGAGTGAGCGGCCTGCGATCCGCCTCCATCCGCATGCCTGGAGTTGAGCGCGGATCTGGCTCGGGGTGAGCGCCTCGGGCGACACCTCGCGCACACCACACACGAGTAGGGCTAGGAACAGCCACGGCAGCAGAGTTATCACGCCATGCTCCGCCTCGGGTCGGCCTTACGTCGCTGACGCCACGGCAGCTCGGCAACCCACTCCTTGCGTTTACGGGAGGCGTGGGCGGGATCGACGTCCGCATGGGTGGCGAGATCCTTGACAGTGGGGTAGCGGTCTTCGGCGACTTCGCTCTCCCAGAAGTCACGCATGACCTGCGTCTTGGATGCGTCCCGAGGGTCTTCGTTGACTCCGTTGTTGACGCCGCCGCCGATCAATTCCGGGGTCAACAGCGGGGTCATGTACGGGTCGGCCGCAAGTAGCTGCGCAAGGTCGTACGAGGCGTTGTCGTTGACGTCGAACTTGAGTCCCCCGTTGACCGATTCGACGGTCAACGGGGAGGTCATCGGGAAGGTCAACTTACCCGCCTCTCGGGAGGGCGGAACGGCACCGTTGTTGACCTTGCCGTTGATCCCAGAATTGACCTGCGCCGAGGTTACGTCGAAGGTCACACGCTCGGTCAACGCCATCAGCGTCACCGCCGCCTTGTCGAGCGCGCGCTGGGTAGCCTCCGCCGAATCGAACCGCTGCTCCTGTTCGATCGCGGCGATGGCCTCGGCGCGCTTCTCCTGCGTGACGGGGTCGGCCCAGCGGGCGATCCGCTGACGGGCGACGAGGGCGTCAACGCTGCGCAGGGTGTCGATCTGGTCGAGCAGCGCCTGCTGAGCCGTCTCGTCGGAGGCGAGGCCGGCGTGCTCGACTGCCTGCGCGACCCTCTTGCGGAACAGGCCGAGCGCCTTGCGCCGCTTGCTGGGCTTGGCGTGCTGCTGGTCGTCCACCCGCAGGACGGCGAGCGCTGCTCGGCTGATGCGCCGCTGACGGTCGACGTCGCCCGCGGTCCTGTCGGTTGCCTCCGCTAGGCCGAGCCGCACTAGGACGCGTTCGGGGGTGAGCCGCCAGTTGATGCGGCCGGTGCCGCGGATGCGGTGGCGTTCGATGGCCATGCCGCGCTCCCAGAGCCAGGCGGCGACCAGCGGGGCGGCCAGGCGGAAGACGGCCTCGGGGAGGCTGCGGGCGTCCATGCTGGACAGGACGGCGGTCAGGCAGGTCAGCGCCCACACCGCGATGCCGTCGATGCCGGCGGAGAAGTTGGCGCGCATGTTGCGGCGGGCGCGTACGGCACTCGTGATGATCGCGACTTCGATGAAGGCGAACAGCAGCAGCCGCAGCGGCCCGTCGAGGCCCAGCACGTCCCCTGAGAAGCGCCACATGCCCTGCGCGGACACGCCCGTCGCGATGGACGCGGCCACGACCGTCAGCAGCTCCTCGATCGGCTTGCCGGAGAGGAGACGCCGGCCCTGCGCCATGAGGCCGCGCAGGAGGAAGACGGACAGGACGAGCCCGAGAATCCCGGCGATCCATGGGACGTACCACGGGACAGGTCCCGTTAATTCAAGTAGGTTCTGCATCGATCGGTCCTCTCGGTGATGCGGGAGTCCGGTTGCAGGGCCTCTCGCTCGGGTTGCAGCCTGAGCGGGAGGTCCTTATTCGTTTGTGGAGGTTGGTGGCCGTCCCTGGGGAGGTCCCGGCCCGCAGCGAGCGCCACGACTGGTGGAAGTCGGGCGGCGCGAGCCCTCCCTCAGGGGCGGCGTCTGCACCCCTGCCCTGGCCCCCTCCAGTACCAGGGCAGGGGTGGTCTAAGGGTCAGCGCCGAAGATGACGCAGATAGATGCCGTATGCCCTCTGCATCAGCGCGACGCGTAGATCACCTTCGGAGATGCGGCCCTTTGCCGCCGCCTTGGCGTAATCGCCGGTGATCGGCACGGGCCCCAACTGGTTCAGCATGTAGAGCAGAGTCACTGCAGCCAGCACGTCGCAGTCCTCGGCGGGCCGCCACGGCTTCGTCTGATGGCCTCGCCGGCCAGCCTCGGTGAGCCACCAGCCGCCTTCGGCGTCGATCTCGAAGGAGTAGACGGCACCTTCGGGAGCGATGGCGGCGAACTCGTCGCGGAAGTCGCGGGGGATCACGGCTTGTCCTTCGGTTCCGGAATGACCTGCTTGACCAGGTGGCCGGCTGCGCGCTTGCGGCAGGCAGTCCCAGTGGGGCCTTCCCAGTCGCCGTCGGCGTTCTCTTCGACGGTGTCGCCGCACGCCAGGCAGAAGAGGAAACCCATCACGCGCCTCCCGTCTGTCTGCACGGGGCGATGCTGCGACGCAGCCGGGCGGCGGTGAGGCGGCGCCACTGCCTGAACAGCAGCAGCTCGTCCTCGGCGCGGGCACGCCGCAGAAAGCCGTCTGGGCATGGCGAGTCGTGGCGCACGTCTTCAGCGGGGGGAGGCCCGTCATCTCCGCTGGAGGTGACCGGGCTCTCCCGGCTAGGCAAGTCGGGGAGGGCCATGGCACGACCATAGGCAGTTACTCATCAGTAGTCTAGGTAATAGTCTTCAAATCATCATCTGATGTCCTTAAGATCCCTAAGTAGATTGAGCTAAATGAAGGACTGATGGTAGGCAGACCTACCGTCGAACCGTGATCGACTATGAGTCGGAGTTCCCCGTGTACCTGCAGGTGGCGAACCTGATACGCGCCCGTATTGAGGCGGGGGAGTGGCAACCCCGAAAGCGGCTGCCAACGGTCACTGACCTGGTGCACGAGTACGGCGTCGCCCGCAACACGATGATGCAGGCGATCGAGCACCTGCGAGACCTCGGCATCATCTACACGGTCCGGAACCGTGGATCGTTCGTCCGCCTCGGGTCGGATCTCGTCACTGTCATCGAGCTGGGGCCTGGGGCTCGCAGCTTCTCGCGACTGGCGAACTCAGACGAGCGCGAGCGTCTGGAACTCGATGAAGACGGATGGGTCACCGTGATCGAATCAGGCGACGGGGCGATCGAGGTCTACCCGGCCGGCCTGGTCGAGATTCACGGCCCCCAGCAGTAGGAAGAACGAAGGCCGGTTCGCTCGCCTCGCGTCAGACCGGCCTGTGCCCTACTTCTCCTTCACGTTGCTCCGCCGAGCGTCTGTAGGACGCTAGCTGTGACCACGCGCTTGACTCCGCCCACCTCGATCACTTGGGCAGGGAACTCGCCCCGCTTGATCAGCTCGTATGAGTAGCTGCGGCTGATCCCAAACGCGAGGCCGGCGGTGGGTGGGTCCACGGTGGCGGGCCACTGCTTGATCTCGTTCAAGGTGGGGACATCGGCTGGCGGCTTCTCGGCGAGAGATAGCGAAGGGTGCGCCTCCAGGAAATCTGCGAGAGCTCGAAGTGCTGAGATGATTACGTCTTGGCTCACAGGCCACCGCGGTTCTTGGCTGCCTTCGCTTTGCGCATCTTGAGCGTCATTGCCTCGTAGTAGGCCGTCCTGGCGTTCGTGGCGCGCTTCACTCTCTCGGCGTACGGCATCGTGGAGTCGGGATCCACGCGCTCAAGCCAGTAGTCCAGCGATGCGGGGGAGCGTCGCCGCATGTTGACGGTGGCGGCCAAACGGTCGGTCTCCTTCGCCCAGCGGGCGTTGGCCGCGATGCGGGCGATAGTTCGTCGTTCAGCGGGAGTGGGCATGTACAGCCTCGGCTCTCACAAGTCGGCAGGCACCCAGAAGTAGCACTCCTCGCCGCTGGAGAACCCGCCATCTGTGGGAAGGATGGTGACAGTGATGTAGCCAGGTGCGTACGTCACCAGGTTGTTGGCGAGCGTCTCGCCGCCTTTGGAGACGCGCTCCCAGTAGCAGCCCTTCAGGCCCTTATCGAGGGTGCGGTAGCGGCCCGGCTTGATGCCTCTCTTGCCACCGACCTGGTGTTCGCCGTCGTCAAAGCCGCCCATGGCTTGCTTCCACGTCTTGATGTACTTGGGGCAGAAGTGCAGGACGGCGCTGCGCTCCACGGACCCGATCATGCTCTTGTAGGTGGCGATCCCTTCGACGTTGGGAGGATTTCCGCCCTGGTCGTCGTAGATCGTTTCTGAGCTGCCTTGGCCGCAGAAGTCGTGCCCGAAGCTGATCAGGTCTTCGTCGGTGGCGTCTTGGTAGCCTTCCGGGAGCTTCTTTCGGGCGTCCCTGATGAACGCCTTCTCCTTGCCGGTGAGCTGCCGGGTGGAAGTGGGTGTCTCGCTCGCGGCCCGTGTAGTGCTCTCCGTCGTCTCTGCGGGGAGGGAGGAAGCCGGCGTCGCGGCGGTGGGAGCTGCCGTGGTTGAAGTCGAGCAGGCAGTCAATGAGGCCGCGATCACGGCTATGCGGACCGTGCGTAAGCGCATGGCGTGACTCCAGAGACGGAAGGTCCGGACGAAAGAAGACGCGCTGCCGCCGACTGTGGAGTACACAAGAGAGCGGCGGCGTGGGCCCGACAGCTCCGTGAGGAATCTGCTTCCACGCCGCCGCGTTCACCCCCTCTTACCCTCGTTTGTCATGGGCATGCCTAGACACGCCTAGGCATGTCTGGGGCTGTCTGGGCGGTTCCCGGCGGACTGGGGGCGTCCTGGGATCACTACCGTTCTTCCATGATCAATTGGGAGCCTGATCCTGAGCGGCCTCGCTGGGTCCAGCTCATGGAGGTTCTCCGCACGCGGATCCTTGAAGGGGTCTACCAGCCGCGGACAAAGATCCCCAGCTTGACGCAGTTGACCCAGGAGTTCGGGGTTGGAATGAACACCGTGCGCCATGCAGTAACGGACCTGGAGGAGCAGGGGTACGTGCTGCCGGTGTCCTCGCTTGGCACGTTCGTTCGGCCGAAGGAAGGCTGGCCGAAGGTGTGACCTATCCGGTTGTCTGCGCGATCAGGAGTTGCTGGCATAGGACGGCAGACAGGGCGTCGAGGTCGGGCTGTAGGACGCAGTCATGCAGGCCGGCGGCGGCCTGTGCTGGCGTAGGGGGAGCGATGCGGACAGCCGTCCACATTTCATTCCGCCTGTGTCGAATGCGCCAGCCTGGATAGGTCTGCTCTATGAGGGCGAGCTTGTGATCTTCGGTGCTGTATGTGGGTTCTGGGTGGGATGACGTCATTGTCATTTGAAAGCTGCCCCCCTGGCCGCTTCTCGTTCCGGGTGTCCCGTCTTGCTCCCCCGTGTCGGGATCCGTTCATATTGCGTCATCTCTGGTTGATTCGGAAGGGTTCTTGAAGTCTCAACCATGACGGTCAAGTGACCGTCATGGTTACCTGCCATGTCTGGAGGGATTGCAGGGAGTGCCCGAGCGGTGGGAGTGGAATGGGAGTGGATCTCCGCGTTTCGCGTTGACGTGAGTTGAGATCCGTTGAGGCCGAACTTGGGCCTGAGCTGGGGGAAGAGTGTTTCGGTGCTGGTTCGCTACGGCGGATCGCGTTGTTCACACCGAAGAGGTCACTGGTTCGATCCCAGTATCGCCCACCAAGGTCAAGGGCCACATCCCAACATGGGAAGTGGCCCTTTTGATCTTTCCGGTGACCAGCTGAGTGACTGTCCCGCTCGGGGGCGTCACCAGGGAAGATCCGATCCATGACAGTCGCGCCGTCCTGGATGACGGGCTGGATCTGGTGCCGATAGACTTTCTTGGTGACTGCTGATCCGCTGGCATGTCCGATCAGCCGCGCGATGCTCTCGATGGGGACACCGTCTGCGGACAACAGTGACACGAAGCTGTGCCGCATCTCCCGAGGCGTCCAGTCGGCACCGACCAGACCGGCCCGCGTGATCACCCGGCGGAACTCGCGACGCACGTTGCCTGCGCTCATCATGGTGCCGTTCCGGGTGGCGAAGATCAGTCCCGCATCCTGACCATAGCCTGGGGCTGCGCCACGGACGTTCAGATGATCCCAGAGCGCGACCAGGGCCCGAACGCGTCGACGGGGAAGCCGGAGCGTACGGCGCGACTTGGGAGCCTTGGTGTCCCCGCCGGCACGCACCGACCGCCAGACATGGACGGCGAAGTCTTCGCGCTCCCAACCGTTCGAGCTGAGGCACACACCACTCAGGTTCCCTTCCTGGATCAAGGCAATGGGGCCGATCGTCACGCCGACCTCCAGTGAGGCCCGCGCATGCCTGCGAGTGCCCGGCTCGCTTGGGAGGCGTCCCCCCGTCACCTGCTGTCCTCTGGGAAGTGTCACGTGATCCGTCGTCACCGTGTAGGCATTCCCGCCCTCATAGTCACAAGCGTCTGCCTCTCCGCGCTGGCCGCCGGTGATCTCGGGGTGTTGTGGTGCATGACGTTGTTCGCGGCACCGGACGCGAGCGTCCAGGTGACGCGGCCGAACGTGGTCCTGTTGATCCTGGCGGGACTGGTGGTGGCCTGGCGTTGTGGGAGTTCCTGCCCGGGCCGCTGGCGGAGCAGGACCGGGACGCAATGCGGTTGCGCGTAGTGCTGTACGTCGCGGCGGCGTCCGCCCTGGTCACCCCGTTCCTGACGGCCTGGTCTCCGTGGGTGGCGGTGGTGACGTTCGCGCCGATGCTCGGGGTCGTGCTCCTGCTCTCTCCAGCCCTGGGAGGCACCCGAAGACATGTCCTCATCCTGCGTGTCAGCGGCGCCCTGGGATGCGGGTGCGCCGCCGTCGGCTTGGGGTTGGCGTTGGCCGGGCACGCAGTCGGAGCGCTCGCATCGGTCGCCGACTTGGCGTCCTTGATCTGGAACGTGCTGGCCCCGCGGGCGCAGCGGGACGACAACCGCTTCCAGCGGGCCACTGTCAAGTACGGCATCCTCGCTCTGGTGCTGCCCGTCGTGCTCACGATGGCGGGCACGACGACGTCGTGGCGGTCGCCGGTCTCCTGGCCGTGGTCTGGCTGGCCCGTTCCGCCGACTTCATGA